CAATTTTCTCATCAGTATCACCAAGTATCGAACCTAGTTGCTCTGTGCTAATACCAACAGTTTGAGCGGCGAACGCCATTGATTGAAACTTTGATGCTGATATTCCAGCCGCGTACGCTGACCGCTCTATTTCTATACTTGCGCTAGCCATTTCACTAACGAAACTAGAAACGCCACTGATTGAAAAACCGATAGCTATTGCAGAACTAATGGCGCTTGTTGCTTTATTTACGCTTTTACTTAGATTTTTATAGCTACGCTCCATGCCTTTAAGCTGTTTATCTGTCTGGTCTTGAGCTTTCTTTAATGCCTGGACGTATTGCGCGGTTGACGCATTAAGCGCAACGTTTACGCTTGATAATTGTTGAGCCATTGCGCCCCCATTAAGCGATTAGTTTTTTTAATTGACGGATAACGTAATAATCAGGATCGTCTAAATCACCCTCTATCTGAATTTCTTCTTTGATAGCGGTAATAAATGTTTTCAGGTTTGATTCACGCAGTTTATCTGGCATGTTTATTGTGGAATTTAAAATTTTACGGGCTTTACTAACTCTCTCGTCTTCTAAAAAATCAGGTACGCCAGGCTGTAAATATGGGAATAATTCCGTTGCTGGCTGGCCTTTTTTATAGACCTGGTGTGTTAACAGTGAGGCAATCAAACCTAACTGATTTGCTTGCCTGTCATCAGTCCAGGGATTCCAGGCATTTAATGCTTTAAGCTCTGCCAGGACTTCAAAGGGTAGATCTTCACATTCTTGTATTCTCCAACCTGTTTTCAGTGCTAGTTGAAGAATAAATTTACGCTCTGGATTTTCTATTAACGCCCGCGCGGCTTTTTTTCATCACCCATCAACGCTGCTTTTGAAACCGTGTTAATAATTACGTTAGGTAATTGTTTAACGTCTTCCAGCTCATCAATTGTAAACATTAATTGTCCGTCTTCTTCACACGCGCATAATGCAAAAATTGTCGCGTCAATATCACCTGATTTACATGCTGACAATAAATGTGATTGCGAACCTTTAAGGTGCATGTAATGAATTTTTTCACCCATACATTCAACTGTGTTAATTTTGTTTTTAATTTTTAATAAACGTTCTTTAATGCTCATACTCAATACCTTTTAAAAAACCACGCATTTCGCGTGGCTAGATTTTTATCCTGTAAAACCCATCGCCGGTGCGCGTGTTTTTGGGGGTTTACTCTGTTAAGTCGGGTTATCTTCCCAATCGCCTAGAGCGTCATCGACTGCAAGGCTAAATGTTAATGTTGTAACAGCGTCAAATTCGCCAGCACTTGAGCGCGAACTAACAAAACCATTCCAGGTAATAAATGTGCCAACAGCAGAACCAGCAGCCTCTAAGATCTCAATTTTAAATGACTCTTTATCACCAGCCTTGTAACTGGCTAATAGATAGATGTGAGAAGCGTCAGCAGGATCGAAATTAACTACGATCTCAGCGTTACCAGTTGTTGAACTGCCTGGTAGTTTTCGCGGGTACTTCTGGCCGAATTGCGGGACTTCAACAATATTTAATTCATCTGTCGGGTGTGTTATTGATTGTATATTTGCAATTTCTACAAACGTGCCCGGGGTGGCGCTTTCATAGTAAACTTTGGTAAAGTTACCTACTGAAATATCGGTTAAACCAGCCATGTTATTACTCCTTGTTATTCCCGCAGACGAACTGTCACGGTTAAAATTTTAATGAATACGTCTTTATCTGGATCGTATTCGTCTGCTACGTCCTCTACTAAAGTGAGTAAAAAACTTGAATCAGAATATTGATCTAATGTGCTTATTAAATTCTGAGTTAATAGCTGCGCCTCACTAAATTCATGCGCTACCAGGTACACGTTAAAAACGTGGGCTGAAATAGTCGTTCCGTTTTGGTTACTGTCAACATCGCGCGCCACTGATTCCATCGAATAACAAATAGCGGGATACTTTGCGGTTTCTGGTATGTAAACGGGATATGAATCTAAATTAGTGAGGTTATCTATTAGGGTTTTGAATTGCGGGTGTATTAGGGTTAGCGCCATCTATTACCTTGGCCTCCTGTTCTTCTGAAATTTCTTTCCGCACTTTTTAAAGTTGCGTAAGTGGATTTCGCATAAAACGATAAGTAATAATCCATTTTTCGAATCCAAATGCTAACCACCTTGTCAGCGTTTTGGCCTAATGCTCTGTGCTGGAATAAAAGCTGTTTTCGTGGGGCTTTTCTTTTAACAAGGTGAAGCTTTCCGTTAGTGCTAACTCTCGCGTATGTTTGAGGGGCAACGCCAACCTCATTCATAAACGGATAGCGAACGGGGCGACCTTTTCGGTCTTCTGGTGCGGAGTCATTGAAAGATTCTTTTAGCGTTGTAGCTATGCGGTATTCCTGCTTCTTACCTTTCTTAACCTTGCCAGATTTAGAGATAGGGCTAACCTTTCCGCCTATCTTGTTATAAATACCCTTAGTAAGCGTTAGGCTTCGTTTTGTTAGACCAGTAGCAAACGGGGATTTATTACGGGCGGCATAATTAACAACGTTAAAAGCGTCTTTACCGGCGCGAAGCATTGCGGTCCGCTTCCAATTTAGGCCGCGCTCATCTGTCATGCCCTTTAAGGCTTTATTAAGATGATCAACACCAATAGCATTAGAGGTTATTTGTAACGGCATAATTACCGCCTTGTAGCAGTTATAACCAGGTACTCGTTTAACAATCTAGGGTTAATGACAGAGCCAATGTCGTACTCACTGCCTTTAAATTTGATATACATCGTTGGATCTATATCTTCCAGCGATTTGTTATACCTGGTAGTGAACTCGACAACGTTTTGAACCTGTCGTAACGTACCGTCTGCTGTCTTACTTGATAGGTGATTTGACTCGCACCAATAAACACCAATGCTTTCGGTTTCGTTAGTGATAGCGCCGAATTCGTCTTTCACCTGGGAGGGTTTAACAACTTCGACTCTGTGTCTTAATCTTCCAGCTCTTACAGTCATTTCTAGCCCCCTGACGGTATTCTATGGAGGTTAAATAAACGTCTTGATGTGATGGGAACTTTAAACGCCTGAACGCCGTAGGTAACATCCTCGCGCACGTTATACATGCTAGCTGTTGCCATAAATACGCCCTGCTTAATAGCACTAGGCAGTGAGCCTATGGCATAACCGCATTCATAACGAATTACAAAATCTGTATGGTTTCGATATAACGATTCATTTAATGAAATGCTTTCGTCAATTTCGTTAAATTTATAACCAGTTATAATCTCAACTTCATCTGATGTATTTGTTGCTGACACCTCAACAATCGCGGATACCTCACCATAAGGCAGGTATATTTTTTCGCGGTATGTAGCAACGTAAGCATCAACCACGGACGGGGTTAATAATCGGTTTGTTTCTTTCTCTGCCGTATCAATGGCCGCCAGGTAATAAGCGTTTATTAAATCGTTGTCGTAATCATCATCAACACGTAAATGATCACGCATTTCTTTAGGCTGGAAAGCATAAAATTCTTCACGGCTTATAACTTTGGTTCTCATCAGATCCCCCAATAAAAAAGGAGGCCGAAGCCCCCTGATTAATTACGCGCCGTTAGTAGTGGCAACACCCATAACAATACTGTCGTTAGCTCCCGCCATTTCGAAGTATTCCATAGATTTTTTCAGGATTGTTTGACCATCAACCGTGATTTCGTCCAGGATAGTCTTGTTAACATCGCCGTTAGTAACGTTAATAGCTTCTGAAAGCTGACCATACATAATGAATGGAACGTTAGTATCAGTGCCGTTAAGCGCGGGCATGAAATCAGACAGAACAACAGGGATACCAAGAATGGTAATACTGTTAGTTTGGAAAGAATCCATGAAGATCGGACGCTGGTAAGCATCGCGTACTTTCTTAAAGCGTTGTAGCGTTGTTTCGTGCATATACATTTTCGCGCCAGAACGATATTGAATCTTGATCTGATACATTAAATCTATAAGCCAATTTACAATATCTAGATCGTCAACAGGTAAGCCAGTTGATACGCCAGTGGCGAAAGCAGGATAGAAATCAAGATCGCGCGAGTCAGCGCCGTATGTTGGTTTCCAAGATTGACCAGTTGTGTTGGTAATATCTAAACGGTTGCTAGATAAGATACCGCGCATTGAACGCTTAGAGCCTGTGTCTGAACCATCGCCAAACAGGATAGATTTTTCTAGATATTCATTTTCAACGATCTGGATCTCGTACATCAAATCCGACCATAAATTAATATCAGTACCTACCATCGCCTCGTCTGTAATTGGGTATTTACCATGACGTTTGAATACGTGAGAACGGATCTCACCAGTGTTAGGTGTATCCGATTCAGGCCATGAACTACCCGCAACATTTTCGAAACCATCCTCTACGCTGGTGAAAGATGTTGTCACTGTACGGCGTGTATTTCGAGTCATACCGCGCGAACCAACATTACCGATAATCGCGGTAGTTTCACGCGCGCGTTTTAGGATGCTACGATCTAGAATTTCAGCAACGGCGTTACCACCCTCGGCAGATGTTGTAAGGTTAAGAATTTTTTCAGCGAAAACTTCGAAACCGTATGTTTTTTCCTGGCCTGAAAGCTTGCCGTACTCTTTGAACATCGTAGCCCAGTCAGCAGATTCTAAGATTTGCTTTTCTGTTTTAGTCTCTACGTGTTGAGTTGAGCGAGTAGCAAAGTTAGCAATTTCGTTTTTAAGTTCTTCGATTGCGTCGATTTGCTTTTGTTGTACTTCCGTTAGTTGCTTAACTTCTGTTTCAACTGCGTCAAATTTTTCTACGGCTGTTTCTAGTGCTTTAGTGTCCATGATATTACCTTTTGGGTTTGGGTGATTTAGCTCCTGTGCGTATATCCCACACACACGAAATCGCGCCCGTTGATCCCCAACGTTCGTAATATAAAAAAGCTGTTTAGTTATTTAGATGTGAATTTTTGTAAGATTGAGTTCAGTTCGTCGTTATCGTCATTTGCTGACTTATTAGAAAACTGATTCATGATTTTTTCGGCTGTGCGCTTTGAGTAACCGCACTTGTACTGTAATAGGTCTTGTACTTCGCGCTGTGTTGGCAGGTCTTCATTAGACTTTATGTCGATCAGTACTGATTCTTCGTTACATGGAAAGTTACAAGCTGAGATCTCTTTAATGTCGATTTCTATTAGCTTGTTAATGCCTTTCTCGCGGTCGAATTCTTCTTTCTGTACCGTGTAGCCGATACTAAAAGAATTAACCGCGCCGTCTTTCATAAGCTCATAGAGATCTAAGCCCGCTGTAGTCTTTGAAAGCTTGCCTTTGAACATCAGGCCGCGCTCATCTTCTTTCATTCCTGTAATCACACCTACGGGCATTTCTCGGCCATCGTGTGACCAAAGCAATTGCGGCATAGTGCCTTTTTCAATATGGTTTTGTATCGACTTCTGATATGCGTTATTTTGCGTTTCGTCTTTTGCGTGATCCACGAAATTTTTCGTATTTCCGTAGGCGCTAAACGTCATACTTTCCTGATCAATGTATTTAACATCGAAGCCAACCTGTAAATATTTATTCTGCATTGTTGTTATTCTCCGCTGGGGTTGGTTTTGCGTTTGGATCTGGTAACTCTGGTTTTTCGTATTCCGCCCACGTTCCAAACATTAAATTATTCGTAGTTGTGGCAAATACCTCGCCACCCTCGACAGGTTGAAAGCCCAGGGCTTTTCGTCCCTCGTTAATGGTGATTAAACCCATTGAAACCTGTTTACTAATGATCTCGGTTTGAGTCGCACTATCGCCGCGCATAAAATGCGTATCATCAATTTTTATTTTGAAACCGCGTGGCATTAGTAGATTTAGATGTGACTCAATACGGGTTATGTATGGGGCTAGGGTGTCGGTATAAAATGATTTGTTATTCTGTTCTACGCTGGCATATTTAGAGCCGCTAGCATCGTTTAAGCGGTGCAACGGTATTCCAAACATCGTAGCGATTTTTCCGCGTGATAAAATTCGCTGCTCAATAAGCTGAGAATCAACAGGGGTCATCTGTAGTGGCCTGGCCTTGAAACCAAACTCAAGCAATGCAGTTTTTCCGCTATTACCAGATCCTTTATGGACTTCGTTCCAACTGTCACGCATACGGTTAAACGCTGTAAGGTCATCACCGAATGTCTGATCACTTTCAAGCACCATTCGCGGCGTTGCGTCATTCTCAAATATTGAAGCGGTATGTTTCTCTGTCGCCAGGGCAATACCAAGTTCTTTGCGCGCGTGGGTTAATATTGATGTGCCTATATACCCATCGTATGAATTCATTTTTATGTGAAGAATATCGAACGGGGCAAACGTCTGTTTAACAACTAAACCTGTTTCGCTGCTGTTGGTTGTGTAGGTATACTGAATTGAGCCATCAGTTAACATGATCACGTCTACAGAATTTTGCTGATAAAATGGGATTATTTGCGCTATATTTCCGTAGCGGTTACGGACAATCTCAGCATAGAAATTACCAGATAACGCCAGGCAACTAATACACTGTTCTAGCCATTCCTGGGTCGTTTGATAAAAGTTAGGCTGAACAGTAAATATATTAGCTAGTACCGTGTCTTCGACAGGCTCTAATACGTTATCAACCTTTCTATTAAGTACGATTGGTAGCTGGCCGATTGCGGTTGATAGGATTCTCACGCAGCTAAAAACATCACCATTTTTTGCCACTGTATCGAAATTAATCGGTAAACCAGCCTCTTTCGTTGTCGTTGAATAACGATGTAAATCTAGTATTTCTTTTTTCTTTAGATTCGCGGGAACGTCAGGAAATAACCAGCCCCGTATTGCTTCTTTTATCATTATTATTTCCTTAGAACACTAGGACAGGCCGTGATAGGTACGGGTTAATTTCGGGGGCTTTGTTTAGAGTTGCGCAGGAAAGCGCGATAACAGTTGCAACGATTGCATCAATTTTGTTTTGATAAACTTCTTTCTCAATGCGAACGTTACCCTGGCCGTTTACTTTTAAAATCGCGTTTGTTGCGCAATATTCAAAAATATTACAATCGTATTTAAAACGATTTTCTTTTATCAGTGCTTCTAGCTTGGTGCTAGGCTCTGACATATTCGACATCATTTGCCCCATGCCAAGCATAGGAACGCTTTCAAATTCCAGGTCTTCTGCAATCTCGCCCATCTTCCAGGGATCGAACGCAATAACCTTGGGCTTAAACTCTTTATTCAAGCGCCTGATTTCTTCAATCAAGTATTCGTCGCGTATGGTCTTGCCAGGTATTAAAATTAAGTTACCCAGGGCAGCAGATTTTTTATATATCTGTTGCTGTAGGACACTGGCATTTTGTACGGCATATTCGGGTAGATAGTTTCGAAGAAATACAGAACAACCACCGTCAGGTGTCGGGAATAATAATGCGAAACTTGTTATGTCATTTTTTTGGCTTTTGTCGATTCCGATGTAACACTCTTTACCCCTGAAATCATCAATGTTTAAGCTCTTATCTCTGCAAGCTTTTACTTCGTCCATATCCAGCCAGGAATCAGTACCAGTCACGAAAATATTTAACCTTTTCGTATACCAGCCCGCTTTTTTCTCGACTGAAATTTTAGCCATTTCTGCCTGGGCGCGTAGGGTCTTAATGTTGGGTAAACCGTGTGCCATGCCTAAATTTGCTTTGTACCAGTTTTCTTCTAACCAGGGATCATCGCCCTCATCAATTTCAGCGATCAAATAAAAGTATGAGTCCTGGTTTACCTGCTGTTCTAGTACGGCTTTGCCATCCCGATTAAGTTGGGTACAAAGACCATCTAAAATGAATCCGGCTGTAGTGATAATTAGGAATAATTGATCTGGAATTGTTCCCATTGCCGACTCTAAAACTTCATACAAATTTCTGTCAACGATAGCGTGTGCCTCGTCTAAAATTGAGATCGTAGGCTCTTTTCCGTCAAGCGTATGACTTTGAGAAGCAACAGGGCGAAAGATTCCCTGCTTATGTGGTAGCCTAATTTCGTTCTGTAAGACTTTAAATATTGTTCTCAGCTTTGGTGATTGTGAGATCATTATTTTTGCCGCATTCCATAGAATAGCGGCTTGCTCGCGGGTAGTTGCAGCAGAAAACGCCTGGGGTGCGTAACCGCCTTTAATTAATTTGAAAAGGGTTATCCCGCCGCTCAATGTGGATTTTCCACCTTTTCTGGCGATCTGCGCGTAACAGTAGTTATATTTAAGTAAGCCGTCTTCCTTTGATTTCATCCCGAACAGACAGCAAAGCATAAATATCTGCCACGGTAACAGCGTTGTCGATGGATAAACCACGTTATCCATCTTGCAAGGAATGAAACCAAAAAAATCGACTATCTCTTGCGCCGATTCTTCGTCAAAGTACCAATTTTCGCTGTTTATATCGCGGAAATGACGTTCAGCGGCTAGTTTTACCCACTTTCCAGCAGGTATAAGGCCGTTTAAAACGTCATACGCGTATCTGTGACACCATTTAAAGGTTTGGTCTTTCAGAGTGAGTTCAGGATAGGCATATTTTGCTATATCCATCTAAACCCTTATGTCATGAATTGCTCAAGGCCGCCGAATGTCGGAGAGTCCTTAACATTGCTGTTTTGATAAAAGCCTAACTGCTTTTTCATTTGGAATAGTCGCGCCTCCATCTTGTCGAGTTGGTTTACCTCTGGGCGCGCTTTAACACTGACATTACCGCGATCTGTATCGCTGTCGTATGTGTTACCCTCGCGGGCTAAAAATTTCTTTAAATTATCAATCTCAATAAACAAAACGGCATAAGATCCGATCGCTTCACGGTTAGATAACGTGGGATCTCCGACTACCTCGACATATATTTTCAAAAAGTAGTCATATACCTTTTTTTGCTTCTTGCCTTTGATCTCAATCGGGTATGATTCCATAGCAAAAACCGTCCAAAAGTGGCTAAAAGTGGGGTATTTTAGGTCAAAAAGTGTGATTTAACGTGAGTAAAGGTTTCAAGCAGCTATAACCATGATCGAGGGTTTTTCAGAACCTCCCCCCCTTGCGTTCGAGGTCGGAGGCATGTCATGGCATAGATTTATTTATTTATTCGCTTAGAATTGCATACAGAGACAATTAATTTATTTATATTGTCTTAATATATGTATGTGTGCATCACTCATAGGGCTAGGCTTATAGTCCATACACCAGTGTATGAGCTTATGTGGTGTAGCACGTATGCGCCTGTACTCTGCTGTTTTCTGCCTATGGCATGGGGCACATAGAGACACTAGATTATCTAAGTCCCATATAAGCATCCTAAAATCAATGATCTCTAACCAGTGATCTATCTCAGCAGCAGGGGTAAGAATATCAATGGTATTGCATAGCTCGCATATAGGGCTGTTCTGTATTTTACGCTCACGTAGGGCGCGCCATTTAGAACTGTTATATATGTTGTTTAATCTACCCATACGGTGATGGTCTAGCACCTTAGATGGTGCTGATATTAATTTGTGCTTCTCGCAACGGCTTCTATTAGTGGCTATCTGCTTACAGCCACCATAGGAACAGCACCTATTCAACTGTTTTTCGTTTCCGCTTAGGCTTATCTATGTGCATGGCCTTATTAATAATGCCCTGGCCGATAACCTCGTATTTATTAGGATCACGCTCATATAGCCACTTAGCTATAGTTAGCACCTGGCCTGTTTTAATGTGGGTTACTTCTAGCTGATGGCTCATTTTAATTTGTCCTCTAATCGAGTTAATCGCTTATCGAATTCATAGACGTATTCAGTGCGGATAGTTGATAGCTGAGTTCTAAATAACATCAGGTCTTTTTGTACCTGGGCTATAACGACCTGTTGCTTGATTAGCATCAACTGATTGTTACTCACTGTATTAGCAATCCACGCAGACATAGCTAATAGCAATGATATAAATAGCGTCAATACAATGTTATTAAATTTGCTGTCTGTCATAGCTTGGTTCTTAATTTGTAGTTATGTTTAACCAGGTCTTTGATCTTTTCACCGTCTTTATTCATAGACGTATCTTTACGCTCTGTAATCATATCAACGATGCTATCTAGCAGCATGAGAAGAATGTCAGAGCCAACAGTTTTAAGTAACATTAAGATAAACGCTTTCATGTGCTAATTCCTTTTAATTAAGGTGCTGAAAGCAATCCCATTAGGCAGCGCCAGGGAAAGCCTTATCAGTCCAGCGAGAACCTATCAGCAAATATGGTTAGCTAGAGTCGTTTGATCTCAAGCGTTACACCTGGGTTATTGTCTACCAGGCGGTAAAATTCTTTTATGGCCGTGTCACTATCATCTAAACCCCACAAGTTGGGATTCCATGATTTACCTAGTAAAATACAGCCTGTGGTATCAGCAGTTGTATTACCTGCATGAAAATAAACATAGGTACGCTGGCTGTTGCCGTTTAACGTTACGCCTAAGTTAAGATTATATAAGGCCAACACCATTCCGAACTTAGGTGAGCTGTGCCAGCGTAAATCGTAAGTACCAGCAGGAATACAGCTAATATTTTTCGCATTGTTCACCCATTCAAGTTCGAGACTGTAAGCAAAGTGACGGCCATTTACGAATAACTGACCGAATGTTGCCACGCCTGGTATCGTCTTTGTTTCAAGTAGCAGCTTAATCATAATCTAACCAGCTTTTTACCATCGCCAATATCGTTAACGACTAAAATTAACTGTCTAATAATGTATTCTAATTCTTCTATCTTCTCATCTTGCCTGGCAACTTTTAGTTCTACATAATGAAATTGTTTCTGTAATTCGTTCATTTTATTTTTCTCCACGCATAAAAAAAGGCTATCCGATTAGGGATAGCCTTTGTGTATGTGAGTATGTTTTGTTTAAAGCATTGAGCGTGATATACCGTAAACAATGGTGATGATTAACACGCAAGAAATATAAAGCTTTCGGTCTGACTTGTTGCGCTTGTTTAGTTCAGCAATACGCTCTATAAGCCTGTTATTATGCTCGATGATCTCTTGCATCAATTCATCCTTGTTCATTGGCTCATCCAGATATTTAAACCTAACGCTATGAAGTAAACAGAGGCGTTAATCAACAGCCACTTAACGTAACGCTTATTGCTTGCGAACATTCGCTCATAAATTTTTAGATTGTCCTGGCTCAAGCCTAGAATTATTTCATCACGTAATTTTATTGAGTTATTTAACCGTTCTACTTCTTCAACGTGTTTCAGTGTGTTCATCGTCTTGCAATCCATCCAGTAGGCTCTTTATCATCAGCAAAGCCATTACCTAACCATTTACCAAGCTCAAACAATGCGCGTTCTTCTGACTCGAAACAGAAGCGCGAACCATAACCAGAACCATCTAAATCATGCAGTATGGCCGTTGTGAACATTAAGCTAGTTAAACAACTGTAAGTATCCGATTCTTTGTGGTGTACGATTTGGTAATAGTGGTTCGATTCTAAGAACTCAACGAATTCTGGGTTAATCATTTGATCGTTTCCTTGGTTTAAGCTGACATATTAAGCAGAACAGAACGGTATAGCCTGCTGTGCTTAGACTCCGGCGAGTTGTCAACCTTTGGCGCTTGAGCCGCTAACTTAGCTGCTCGCTGCTTTGCTTTATACTGTAATTGATACGCAGCTATTTTTACCGCGTTTTTAATCCGTGATCGCCTTGCAACTTCGGGATTATATTTGCTCCTGGTCTTATCACCGCCAGCGCCATAACGTGACTGATGATAAGCAGCACAACACGGCTTACACTTATTCTGCAGGCCGTCTATGTTTTTAGTTGCTTTGCTAAACTCTGAATCGTCTTTAAACTCAAAGCATGTATTGCATGGTTTGGTCATAGTGTTGGCATCATCATTAAAACCTTTCGGTATAGCTCACTGTGATTTAGCAACTTAGCCTCATCATTTTTAAGCTTGATGTAATATTTACATGAACCATCAGAGATAACGTTTTTGCGTGGTGGTTTAGCTATCTTGGCTCTTAGCTTGCGCTGATACTCTTTATGGTAAGCATTACGCTTAGTGTGGTCTTGCGGGTTTTTAATCCTGTTAAGCCTGGCAGATACTTTACAGCATTTTTTGCAGTTACTTTGTAGGCCGTCTGGCCTACTGATACGCTTATAGAATTCGGTTACGTTCTTAACCTGGTTGCATTTACTGCACATCTTATCCATAAAATACCTTAATTCGTTTAGCAGGTACTAATAGCTCGACCTAAAAATATAAATAAAAAGCACCACATAAGTTGCTGCTATTAGTACCTACTAAAAAAACTATTAAAGAGTGACGCGCTTTGATTTTTAATTTATACATCGTTTTAAGATATATGATGCGTCACTCTTTAATTTTTGGTGGCTCTGATTGAACTTGAATCAATGACCCTCCCGTTATGAGCGGGACGCTCTAACCAACTGAGCTACAGAACCGAACTTGGCGCACTCCCCTCGCGTTTTAATACGACAATCTTGGTGGATTTTGGGGAATGCATAATTTGGCGCGCCGACCTGTAATCGTGCTGTTCAGCCCCCATTTTAAAAAAAGGCTTAACAAACCAGGTCGGCGCATTATTTAAGATAGAAGACGAGGCTAAACAGAGAAATAATACTTGAGACATAACAGCCCTATAATAAATCCCGTCTTCTAAATTTGGCGGGACAGTTCCACGCAGCGGATTAACAAGGCAAGAAACGATCAAATAACACCTTGATACTGTCCCATAAATTGGGTGGCGGGATAGTTGCCCAGAGGAATGATCAAAAACCCCTGTACCCCGCCATAATTCGTTATTTTTAAAGTGTCACTGCTACTCGTCATAAATACAGAATCGGAAACATTCAAATTTAAAAAACAGTGACACCATAAAAATATTGGTGCGGGGGATAGGTATTGCACCTATGACCTCATAAGGAAATCTTTTAAACCTTATGCGCTCTAACGTTTCTGAGCTACCCCCACATTATTCATCGCATAACAGGCATTGATAAAAGTGGATTAAACACCGGCTTAATAACCTGTGGCTTAACACATTTTTTCCTGTTAGCTATTACCTTGTCTTGATTGTTAGCCCGCCATAATTTCTGTTTGGATAAACGTGCTGCTTTCTTCTCTGGCGATAACTCAAGGTAAGCTCTACGCTGTCCCTGCCTTACCGTTTCACGGTTTGCAGCCTTAAACGCTGTAACCTCAGTGCTTTTACACGTCTTGCAAGAACCTTGATAGCCGTCTGATGTTGATTTATTCTTATAAAATTCAGTTACCAGCTTGGTTAATTTACAGCTATAACACCTCTTATCCAACATCGTAAACCCTTTTAGCACTCAATAAAAAACCCGCTTATCTATTGCGGGCTGTCGCTCTTGCAAGCTACGAAATAATCTTACATAAGGTGACTATTTTAGTCAACAGTTATTTTGTTAACTGATTCTTAAATACTATTCTACATAAATAGAGCCGTTTTTTATATGCCATAATACTAATGTTTATATGTTCGGCACGTTCTATCTGACTCCTGAATGTTTGCCTGGTTAACCCGTACTCAATATCAAATACCTGGCGCTGACCTTTGCTGATCTCATTCTCATATACCTGGTAAATAAAATCCAGGCGGTCTGATAAGAATAAGCCGCACGTACCCTTTTTGCGTTCTCCTTTGTTCTCGCCTGACTGTATCTGATCGCCCTGGTTTAATCCGCTGGCCTCACGACTTGAGATACATTTATCATTCAGTAACCAGTAAGCAAATAGATCTAACTCATCTTCAAAGCCCATACACAACCCCGCAACCAGCGTTTAACGAGGCTTTAACATCATCAATACTACGAACTACAGCAGCCAGGCCGCCATGCATAGCAACACGTTTTAACCACATACGCTGATGATCGCTAATTCTGCCCGTTGGTGTCTTAACCTCAATAGCTAAAAATTTACCGTTGCACGTCATCCCGATAATATCAGCCGTTCCACGACCTAATCCGAATTCGACCATCCGACCGTTAACCAGGGATTTACCTGTATTGCATCTATGCACCCAAGCGATGCGATCATCCCTGATTAAAAAGTTGATAATATCCGCCTGAATTCTGGTTTCTAGTCCTGACATATTATGTCCTATATGTGGCCGAATCCTCCATATTAGTTATAAGTATATACATAGGATTCGGCCATCTTAGTTAATGTTTATGGTAACTGAACTGGTGTTCAATGACGTGATTGATCATTTTTTGTTTCTCGTTATTCGTTAATAAAATCGGCTGTCTGTCGCCGCTTATCTGTCTGCGTGATCTGTTTGTCATAACACCAAACCTGATTAGCGTTTCCTTGGCGAACTTAATAGGCTTTGTTGGTCGTGGTTTATCTACCTGCTTATTCGAATATCGCTTAGTGGAATACTGAGGTGATAACAGTCCCAGGAATATCAAACGGTCTTTGCGTGACCACATATGATCTATTAGCTTTTCGGCGTTTGATTCGGTTAGCTCAAAATCTTCCTGGTACGCGTAATTAATCGAGTTCATAAGCTTACGAACTTCCGCGCCTCGCACTTTCTTGAATGCGTGTAGGCTTGATGCTTCGCTATCGTCTTCTGATAATTCGGGTAGGTGTTTAGCCCACATCATTCGTTTAGCCTTAACAACTCCACGATCTTTATAGAACGACAACCAGGTTTCACAAACTGATTCGATCCCGCACGATTTACAAATCACATAACAGGCTATTGCTGCATCGTCTGCCAGGGTTGGATTACCTAAATCAGTTAAGCGGTCGTATTCGTCATCCGTTGGCATATCAGCCGCAATGATCGCCGCTTTGAATTCTTCGTTATATTCTTTGCTGAATTGCTCAAAACAATCAGCCTGGTCTATTTCTTCTATGTTGATCATGTTTACCTTGAACCCATATTCTGCAAGCATCACGTATAGGTACGCCGAAAAGTTATTTTTAGCGCGGGATTCTTTAGACTCGATTTTATTTTTCAGCGTGTCGAAGTCGTGCGAGCTGGCCGTAACACCGTAATTATTTTTAGACTCATCTGATAAGATCTGTTGTTGTTCGTTCAGCAACCATTCGTCTTCGAGTAATGCGCTAAATATCTCAGCTACACCGATTACCCAATGCTTAACCATTCGCGCCCTCCGTAACATTTGAATACAATCCTGTGGAATTATTGAACCGCCACCAAACAGGCCAAAGCCAATATCAAATTTAACATCGGTAATACTTAGGCCGCTGCGGATTGATGGACTATGAATTATGCAATCATATTTAGCCGCTTCTACATTAGCGTTACCCATGAATTTGCTGGCTGGTTTGTATGGCTTGTCGGTGGTCTTGCTGGTAATGAGTAGAAATGATTTTTCGGGATATTCTTTAACTAACATAGCGTGAAGCTTTTCAGCATTACCGCACCAATCACACGCCACGATAGAACGCTGATCATTCTCTAATGCAAATTTAATACTGTTGGTAACATAATCACGATAACCATCACCGTAAAACCAGTCGCACGTCATGCCAGATTCTAATGCTGTCGGGTTAGGTACGGCAATAATATTAAACCGTTCACCTGGTCGGCAATATTCTAAAAATTCTAGTGTTGCCGTGTCTAGATCTGCATCGAGTACCAGGACTGATGCGGCTTTGTTTATTATGTATTTAAGCTTTTCGTAAACAGCTACGTTATTCATGCCGTTTAGCTTGGCAGTGATCATCCTTACTACCTGGCTAACCTCATCAATGATTAAAACCTGTGTTCTATCAACAAGGCTTTCAAGCTTACCGATTATTGACGGTAAACACGTTGCTAATTCTGTGTACTGCCTGGTGCTTTCGTTTAACTGCAAACCAAGTATTAATGATTCTTCTTTTACATCGTCGTAATGGTTTGTCTTGAACTTATTAACCAAGTCAGCAACCAGCGTTCGAAGATGAGCAAGCACCGTTATATATTCGCCCCTGGCCTTGGCATCGTTAAAAAACGGTATGCCTAACACGGACGTTTTGCCGCCTGCGTGAGGTGCTTTTACAACTGTTACGCCGAAATGATTAAGGGCAGAATTAACAGCCTCTGATATTTTTTTATATCGTTTGTAGTTGTGGCGGCCTGTTGTTTGCTTGTCGATACTGATTTGATCTTTTGCCTGGCGCGCGATTTCACGGCTGACTATTTCAATGCGGCGTTTTAATGATTCCGAAGTCTCAACGGACATAAAAGGATTTAGGCAGATTAGCCAATTAAAGAACGGGCGTTCACCACCATGTACCGTGAATATATCCGACTGGCAGCGCGTTAATAATGTAATTGCAGTGCGGGCTATGGCTTCGGGTGCGTCTGGTGATAATGCTGATAGCAGTTGAATCATCTTTTTTTTCTGTCGGCCATCTTCCGTGTCCAGTGCTTTAACCTGCCACATGTTAAAGTCAGGTAAAGGATCTCGCACGTTGTCCAGTTCCAGGGCTACAGCATTTAATCCCTGGCTAACATAAATATCATTCCAATCGCCAGGTTTACCAGGTACAACCCATCGCGTGACGGACTCCATGCAAACCCGTTGGCCTGTACGTGATTTGCTATCGTTATCCAGGGCAACCACAACAGAACAACCAGGTTTAATCTGCCTCAACTGCCTAACCAGGTTGGGTGCGTTTTTCTCGCCTACAATTGCCAGGATGCAAACATCATCAGGACAGCCCAGGGCGTTCCAGACCGTTACCCCATCAGCGAAACCACCAGTAATGATGAAGTCGTTATACTGTGCGGCCTGTTTGAATGTGCAGCCAATCGGGGTAAAACGTGGCGCTGAATTTTGATGTGCTTTATATTTTGCATCAAGCATCGTTCGCTTGCCGTCTATAAATATCCATTCCTCCCCACATTTGCCATATGCTAGGGTATATATTTCTCTTGCTATGTAACAGCCTGAAAGATCTGTTCGGTGGTCGTTGGTTGCATCGCTTGCGCGCAATGAAACGCGGGACATACTGAGCTTATTAAGCCCCTTTGCAATTATGTAGTTATTTGCTAGTATATCCATGCGTAAAAACCTGTAAGTAAATTAATGTATAGCCCGACTTGTTAAGCAGTCGGGCTTTTTTATGCTTTATTTTGGTGACTGAATGACGCTTATTGCCTGTGCCATTTCAAACATAAAAACGTCTATTCGTTGCTGCATATCCTGTATATATTCTTCATCACGATAAACACGTTCAGTTAAATAACCGCTGCGTTCTGGTAATCTTGGATCATAAGAAACAAAGTCGCACCACTTGCGGCCTGTGACTAATAAACCGAATTGTATTTGCGGTTTATATTCATCATGAATAGTTTCTTGCTTAACAACTAATTCAAAGAATCGCTTAACCTGAGTTGTTGATTTAGGGCATTTAATCTCTAATAACCCATCACCATAAATCACCCCGTCAGGACTATAACCGACATAATCATTTAACTCAAAAAACCCGATCTCTGTCACTGTATTACCTGAATCAAATTCGTACCGCTGACGGGCTTCGTCTTCGTAATCGTTGCCCCACTGCATTTCTTTTGACTTGAATTGCTCAACTGGTTTACCTGTCAACTTATCCGCAATCAATTGAATCATATAGTTTTTAGTCATTAATGATGGTTTACCACCTCGACCGTTTGACATAAGATTGTGAACCATAGACCCTGTAATTTTACCCAGGCGTATTTTTAGCCACTCATCAGATCCTTGCTTTAACGTTTTATGAATTATCATTAGCTAATCACCAGGGCGTTTTTAATTTTACCTACCAGGCAGAACAATCTATATTTGCTGATGTACTCGTTATCTAACGTGTATTTTCTGTAGCGGTTGCCCTTAGTCATAACAAATTTAATAGCATCTGATGTCACTGAAATGTTAAGCGTATCAGCGCCAATATCTCGTTTAATGTGATCGGTCATCTTTTGTATTTCGATCTTCTTTTCTATCGTTTTATGATGCGTTGTATTAAGCATTAAATCTGCCGACTTTTTCATAGTGACTTTCGATTTCTTCACAAATTTTATCCCATCTTGATTCGTTAGTGAGTACCATTAAGCAACTGGCTTGGTGTTTACTCATCCGTGTAAACTGATACTTTTCAGGTAGTCGCAATAGTTGCGCCTCGCTCGCCTGTTCTTGTAACCATTTACGCTGCTTACCTGCTAAATCTGGTTGCCCGTATTGGCTAACAAAATCGTCAGCAGTTGCCAGGGCTTCAACCTTATTTTGTGTGCAGCCTAATAATTTATGCTTACACTTCTTTTTAGCGCCGACCGTGTAAAATACGCCTTTCATGTTGTAGACCAGCACCCAGGCATCCCAACCATGTGACACTAAAATCTGACCATGCCGGAATGGTTCGTAATAGAACCGCGCTAGGGCGAATATCTCTTTTTCTGTCATCGTGAAGTTTGTTATTTTGTCTTTGCCGTTATCAATGATCTTGCCGTTCTTGTCTTTCTCGATCATGTATAAGCATTGAGGGCATTGTTTATCCTTTGGTTCGATAGCACCACCGCAACACGGACACTGTAACGCCGCGTCTATCTCAGCATCATAATCATGCTTATCAAACGTTAGGCGGTCGCCCGCGTTCAAATTGCCGTGTCGTATTAACGAGACACCAAAATCTAATATCAAAGCATCATGTTTAATTACGTTGGGATAATCTGATGGGTTAACCTTTCGGAGTACGCGCCCCGCCATTTGGATTAATGCGCCTTTGCTAGATGATCCCCGGAGGATAAGCAAACAGCTTACCGGGGGGCAATTCCAGCCCTCAGTTAATAGCGTTGCATTTGTTAGTACCTGGTACTCACCACGCTCAAACGCTTTCAATCTTTTTTTGCGTTCCCTGGGCTTCATTACTCCGCTAACATGCGTTGCTGCTATGCCGTTGTCGTTGAATGCCTGGGCTACATCTTTAGCGTGATTAACGGTTTGACAGAAAGCGACAGTTAACCTGGTACTCGCTCGCTCTTTCCACTCGTTAACTATTCGTTGATTGGTTACATCAGTGTTTAATACGGCCTCTACTTGTTCATCGTCTTTAGCGTTGGCCGCTGCTTCTACGCCATCAACTTTGATAACGAAAGCCCTGGGCGGGACTAGATAACCCTGGCGAATAAGATCATCAAGTTGTACCTGGTGCGCCACTACATCTAAGTATTTAGATAGTGACTTTTGATCTCTACGTTCAATAGTTGCTGATGTACCGAAAACTTTTACATCAGGGTTTATTACCCTGGCGCGTTCAATGATCTTTTCGTAACTGATAGCCCCCAGGCGGTGACACTCATCAATTATAATTAGGTCATAATGCGTCATATCATCAAGGCGATGTACAACGGTTTGCATCATTCCGAAAGCATAAGGCTTATTAAAATCGTTATTGTCTGGATCAATGAAACCATAATCTAACTTAGGGTTTACCCATCCAAAAGTCTCGGCGTTCTGTTGTTTCAATTCGTCCAGGTGTTGCAGTATTAACACTCGATTAAACTGTGCTGCTATATATGACAAAACGCAGGTCTTACCCGCGCCTGTAGCGGCCACGCAAGCAACGCCCTGATACTTCAATAAAGCGTCTAACGACTTCTCTACCATTTCTTCCTGGTATCTTCTGAGCTTCATAAATCCACCTTATAAAAAAAGCCCCTGGTATCGGGGCTTTCTGCTATTTTGGTAACTGAATTAGAAATCATCAACCGGAGCAAAATTGTTTGATGGTGCTGGCTGTTGTGCGCCCCAACCCTGGTTTGACGCTGCGCCCATATCAACGGGGTTTCGTTCGTCCTTGTCTTCCAGTGCAGCAACCATTTCATCAATATGTAATGCACTTTCTTTGTTGATAGCTTCTTTAAATGTAACACCTGTTCGTGCTGAGAATGGCATTTTAATATCGAACTTGTAACCATCTGTATTGTCTTGTTTTGTATACAATACTTTCTGTAACACCAGGCCGATTTCAAGCCCTAAAAATTCGTTTACGGCCTGTTCATGCCCCAGGTTATCAATGTTGATTTCGTTTAGTTTAAGCAAGCCCATCATTGCCATTATAATATTGTGACCGCCTTTGATTATTTTACCATCTGCTTTTTCGTAGTAGACAGTTAGATAATCAATCGACTGTTCAGAGGTCGGCCACAATGAAAACTGAATGCCTTTCGTACCTGTGCCAGCAATGATCTTTTTAGCTGTTAGCTTGCCAATATGCTTGCCAGTTTGAAAGCCCATCTGACCTGCTTTTACTGCTTCTTCTTGATTAAATTTCATTTAATTAAATTCCTTCGTATTCTCGAATGATGGCATCAATTGCCGCTAAATCGTTATCAATTTCTTCATATTCAAACATACCCATCGGCGTTTTTACGCAGTCCAGGCCGTTCGTTTTGGTGCTAAAATAATGCTTTCCGTCCCGCTCGTAACAGCGAAACACGATGGTAAATAAACCCTCAAGACATACCTGGCTATCAATCAGTTTACCTACCGTTTTAGGCTTAACGTTGCCGCGCTCGTCTTCCTGGATGTGCGACATAATATAAACGGTCACATCATCAGCCAAGGCGCTACAGTGCTCTATCAGGCCGATATAGCTCTTAGCCATAGCGGTAAACTTTGTATACCCTGTTTCGTCTACACGGCGTAGTGATTCGTTTTGCATAAAGTAATTGGAATCGTCAATGATTATGCATTTTTTACCCGCGTTAACTGCTGCGTCAATCACCTTGTGAACGGTTGTGTAGTTGTCGCTGATATACAGTGAGCCGCTTGTGTCTTGCGCGCTGAATTTCTTGCGCCAGGGCGTAGATTTGAACGGTAATGATTTTCCTTTGTTTGGCTGTATCAGTAGTGATTTTTTAGCATCTTGATTTCTTAATGACGCGCTCTTACCACTACCAGACCCGCCAATAATTAACGACAGTACGGCCATTTAATATCCTGCTATTTTGGTAACTGAATGATACCGACAAAAAAACCAGTAACTAGGTTACTGGTTGGCGGTGTTTATTTAATCTTAAATTTAATAATTTTAATTTTAATGCCGAGGTGAGATATAACTATCCCCTCGTTTTTTGAGAAACAATCCATATTTTAAAAGAACACCTAATCCGTAAGTTCGCAAACAGACTACTCCGATTATCGGTGTTCAATCAAGTATTTTTTTTAAGATATATCGAGAGTTACATCTACATGAGGCATTTTAATTATAACCTCACCTTTAGTTTGATTAATAAATATATCGTTATTCATTGATTTCATAAAGATAGAACCATCTTGATTAAAATCACAAACGTCTAATATAGTTGACAGATTAATAATGAATTCTGCGCGGTTATCGTCATTAGATAGATCTTTAGACAGTTCGCTAATTTTTTTATACGCGCCCTCTATACCGCCAAACTTATTAATGGTCGATATATCCTCAAGCGTCTTATATATTTTGTTGTTAATATTTTCTAAATCTACGTTTAATGATTTTATTTTATCTTTAATAATATCAATACCAATTTCAGATATTAGATCCGCTAACTGTTCGATCTTAATTTCTAGGGCTGCTTTGTCGTTCTTCAATGATCCTAGCGTACCCCTAAGGTAAGCAACGCGCTCTACAGCTTCGTGTTCGTGTGGCATGTTCTCAAGCAGTCCAGCAACAACGATAACGATGGCCTCAACGTACTTATAACGAAAGCTAGGAAGCTTACATTTTTCATTATTATACTTTCGGCTAGAGCATGTTAAATATCTGTAGTCCTGGATCTCTCCGCTTGCTGGATATTGCTTTTTTCCATGCAGATAGAGGTTCATGCCGCAAACGCCGCATTTAGCAATTTTAGTAAGGATATTTGATGTTTTTAGATTTGATAGTATCGGATCTGAGTTAGTAGAGTTGCGCCTTTTAATCTCTGCCTGGGTTAAATAAAAGGTGTCTTTGGATATTACGCCAGGGTAAAAGTCTTCGTGCTGGAACGTTCTAACGTCTAATAGGCCATAAGTTGCCTTGTTAACTAATATTTGCCTAACTGATGTTTGACCCCATTTCTTAGCAGATCCAAGGGTGTTAATGTTCATATCATTTAACAGTCTTGCAGTTGCAGACATTGATTTATTATCGAGGTACTTTTCAAAACATAACTTAACTGATTTTGATAAATCATTTAATATATATTTCTTGTTCTGTTCGTCATAGGTAAACCAGGCAGGACTTTTAAGTTTTGGAGTTTCACCGCTTTCTATTAATTCCCTTTTTACACTCCAAACTTTTGCGGCTGAATTAGATTTTTTTAGTGATGATTTCTTTGCTTCCCATAATTCAATAAATTTAAAAATTAGATTATGGATAGCATTCGGTTCATCTTTAGTATAAATATGATCGCAATCTGTGGTAGCCATGTTAATTCCAAGGCTCATAAGTAAATATATGTCAGCATAAAAATTATGGACGTTCTCTCTATCTATTTCGTTAATATCCCCGAATAACAATACGATAGGTTTAGATAGTGTTGATTCATCAGAAAGTGCTCCAAGCTTGCCCTGGAAAACTAGCCTTTTTATATCTGAAATTGAATCTATAAAGAATCTGCTTTTATTTATATCTATATTTATTATATTGGCGTTATTATCTTTAACCCATTTTGATTCTTTCTTAGATATTTTAGAACTATCTATAAAATATCTATATAAAATAACGTTGCAGTCTGTCATGTTGTGGACTCATTTAAATATCATGGTCTATGTATAACACATTAACTTTGTTATTAAAAATGGTTTACCTCAACTATCGGAACAGCAACGTCATAATATGTCAAAATCTTATCAATTATAAAGCCTTACTGAGTTATAAATTTATTATAAGATTCGTGAGTCATTAGCTTTAATTTGGCAGGTAATCCAGACTTTTCAATTAGAACAGCTCTGAATGTCTTGAATTCTGCAACTCTATACTCATCATTACAATTTAGTTTTCTAAGTGAATCAGAGTTAACTGCTTGAATTAACTTAATAGAATTTTCAAAATTAACGCCTTTCCCAATCTCTATTTTTTTAGTTTCAATTGAAAATGTATTATTTAATTTTGATGCGGCTTTAAAAAAAGATTTAGAATAATGAAGTAATGAGGCATTTATATTTAATTTAACCTCTATCTCTTTGTTAGATATACCATTGTTATGCATATTAAGTGCCTTACCGCCGATTTCGAATTTTTCTAGTATCGTTTTAGCTTTAGCGTATGGCTTTCTGGTAGGTGTTAGCTTTGTCTTTGCTATGTGAGCAGATAGAGCGTCAACCTTTGGGGCTTCTGTGGTAACTATATCAGATGATATATCTCCAATTGATAAGCCTAGAGTTTTAAGCATATCTCTTACGGTTTCTATATCAGTGTTTTTATTCTGAGCTGAGTCTATAGAGGTTTTGAAGTGTTCAAGCTGTGACTTATCAAACTTGGTAAATATGCTAGTTAGCTGGTCGCCTGATAACAATACTGCTTCTCTAAATATTGTCGAAATTGCTGGTCTTACTTCAATCATCATTTTTACTCAGTGGGTGTTAGTTGAAAGCACCATAGAGAATTTGTGACACATACGCAAAAAATTAAGCAAAATAATCGACTTAACTGCATTATGTATAGAATGTGATCTGATAAGCGATCAGATAATAAGCTATACCAGCTCATAAAATGTGATCACTATCTGATCGTAATAGTGACACAATCTGATCAAATGTCATGTATATAACGTATGACTATGATTTATAAAAAAAAGACTATACATACTTATAAAATATATAGTGTCAATACCCATTTAATACTAACGCGCTCCGCTTGCATCCTGCCTAAACCGTGTCGCCTAGATTAGCAAAGACACGCTAATCACGACACTCTCAGGCAGTCTAGTACCTATTTTGTTAGCTGAGAATGATTATTATTATGGATATTAGATGATTAGCACTGAAAGCTTTTACGGCTTTTTGTAAAAACTGTAAGGGCTGCCTCGCGGTCAGCGTCCTAAACATAAAACCAAGTGATTAAGTTCAATGTGTGTGTTGTAAGGCTTGCGCAGCATACAATACCCCCTAGCCCGTAGCATCATTAAATGCTTTCAAGGCGTAGGAGGAGGTTGTGGTATTAATCTAATTAAAGATTTAAGTCAGTCCCACATGCTTTAAGGTCATCGTATAGTATTTCTTAACATACCTACCAGGGGCGACTCATTACAGACCGCGCAAACATCCTGGCGTAGCTACTCGCTTAAATTACCCTAACTGGTCAGCTTAACTAGCTTTTCACTCCGCTTTAGCCGTGGCCTATAGCATCGCGTTCTAGCTGACTTTAAAACTCAACTTGTCGAACCGTGAAATCAAGCGGGGATTTTAAACCCTCGTTGGCATCCATCTGGGTATCGCTCTGGGTTTGGTTATCCAGCTAGCACGATATTTACCCCGAATGGCGATCGGACATATAAACAAGTTAAGGCAGGGAAAAATAAATTGGAATTTTTTCGAAGTGTCCTATATAATTAAGGAGTACGAAAACGTTTATTTTCCCTGACGTTCTTACATTCATTCAAATAAACCAGTCCGCCAAGATAGAGTTATTTGAATGATAAAAATGATTGAAAAGAAAAGCTGATTCTAACGAGTCGGCTTTTTTTTCGACTTCGAAACTCACTCTATAGATCATTTCCGATCAGATCAAGATCTTTATTTCACCAAGCCTAACAAACATACTACAAACATACTGAGATAGCGTGTTACACATGCTACAATCATTAACTGTTATGTTTCTGTGAATTTTATTTGAAATGTAGTGTGTTTGTAGTATGTTTGTAGTATGCTTTCAGCGTGTAAAACATGCTACATTTAATATATTTGTGATGGAGATCGAATGTCTAACATAGAAAAAGTCGCTATTAGAGGCGAAAAGAAATCAAAAAACATTATTGCTATCATCTCTCAAAAAGGTGGATCTAGTAAATCTTCAACTGCGATGCAGTTAATATCATTTCTTCTTCAGAGTGGGAGAACCGTTTGCTTAGTTGATGCAGATAGGCAGGGTACGCTTGCAAGGTGGGGGCAGGATAGAAAGCTAGAAAAAGATTTACCTCAACCAACTATAATTCAAATTTATGATGATATAGCGGCAACGCTTCATGATATGAGCAAGATTTTTGATTATGTAATTGTTGATACTGCTGGCCGTGATGCGCCAGAAATATACTCTGCACTTGCTATCTCACACAAAGCAATTGTAAGCATAAGGCCTAGCCAAGTCGATTTAGATACATTGGAAACAATGGATAGAGCAATAAGAAGATCTAAAAAGATTAACCCTAATGATCTATCCGCTCATATATTGTTTACTCAATGCCCTACTAATGCAAATTCTAAAGAAGTCATAGAAGCTAGAGAATATGCAGAAGATTATGACGAAATGACAGTTTTGAAAAATGTAGTAAAAGAAAGGGTTGTTTACAGACATTCTGCCAGTGAGGGTAAAGGCGTAATTGAAATGAATGACTCAAAAGGAATTATTGAGTGTAATAATTTTATTAAAGAAATATTAAAGGCTGACTAATGGCAGTAAAAAAAAGAGATAGACCTAGTGATGATAAATCTTCACAAGAACATAAGCACATTGATCCAATAGCTGAACACCTAAAAAAAACAGAAGGAGATCGACAGGTTAATATGTCGTCTGCTGATGGTGGTAAAACTGTAAAAATTGCAGACTTGCCAATATGGGAACAGGATTTAAACGATGTTTATGTTGATCCTAGACCAAGAGCAAATACCAAAGGCGAAATAAAACCTCAAGATGGTAATGCTGGTTTCAAGTTTGAATGTAGATTAAGTGAGCATCACGGTAAATGGTTAGATTACATAGCAGCTAAAGACGGAAGAACTAGAAACGGAATGATAGTTCATTTGATAAATGAGCTTATAGAAGAAAAAATGCTTGAGATAGCATCTAAAAATGATGGTGAAGAAATAGTAAAAGGTTGATATGCAGTGCTACAAACATACTATAATCATACTAAGTTAGTGTGTTTGTAGTATGTTGCAATCTCGTTATTGTTGACATTTACCATGCTAACGGTAATAATAGCCTCATCTTTTGGATTGAGGCTTTTTTTTATGGATAGAACACCGAAAGACATGTTGATCGGTAGCGAGTTTAAAACTAATCACGGAATAGCTAAGTTGTTGCAATACAAATCTGCAACGGAAGTTATTGTTAAATTTATTGATTCTGGGATTGTTAGAACAACTTTCTCTCAATCTCTGCGTAAAGGCAGGGTTACTGATCCGAGTAATCCAAAAGGATTAGGGGTTAGAGTCCCAAATGATATTCAAGTCGGCAATATTTTTGATTCAAAGCGTTATGGAAAGTTTGAAATTTTAGAATATGTAAGCAGTGGAAGAATAAGGATTAAGTTTTTAAATACTGGATTCGAGACATTTGTAAAGGCTTATCATGTAAGAAATGGCAGCATTAAAGATCCATATGAAAAGATTGTTTGTGGCGTTGCTTGTATTGGCGTAATACCCAAAGGCGCAGCGTGGGATCATAAAAAAATAAAAGACACGCGAGCTTATAAGGCTTGGCAGAAGATGATAGAACGTTGCTATGACAAGGCAACGCAAAACAGGCAACCAACGTATAAAGGTGCGTTAGTGTGTAAAGAGTGGCTATGTTTTGAAAACTTCTTAAAGTGGTTTAACGAGACATACCCGAAAGACGGAAAACTATACTGCTTAGATAAGGATAGCGTTAAAATTGGAAATAAGTTTTATTCTCCTGATCATTGCATCTGGCTAACGCGAATAGAAAACTTAAATGAAATGAACGTTCGAGTTGGTAATAAACGAAAGAAACGAAATAAATAACAAAAAAGCCCGCAAGTGAACAGACTCGCGGGCTAATCGGCGCAATCCTTGCGCGTGTACCGTTAATAATCTGATGGACAATTAACAAAATGAATAATACACACAACACGAATTTTTTAAAAGCATTAATATTTATTACTGGCGCTGCTGTTGCTTATTATAGCGCAACGCTTACATATCAGTTTATGTCCAGCCTATCCCCTACCCTGGGAAAAATCGGCGTATTATTCGAATTTATTAAATTCTTTCTTCCGATGGTCGCTCTGTATGCGTTCAAGACAAACAAAAACATTCGAGGTTATGCGTTATCTTCAATAGGTTTAATGCTTGTCGCTATGAGCTTTACAGCGTCATTTATTGCCGTTGATGCTGGTTTTGATGAGAATCGTAAACAATCAGCCGAGTTTCTAGCGATTAATCAACAAATAGACCTGTTAACCGTCCAGGCTTATGAGATTCGAAGCCAGGCTAGATCCCTACCCTTTGACTACATCACCAAGCGATCACAACTAAACGACCAGGCTGTTAATATTGAAAACAATATATCTGAGTTAATTGGTGATCGGGCATCATTAAAAACTGACAGCATAGCTGACCTATACGGCGAATATATTGCGATTGCATCAGCCGTGATAATCGAACTGTTAACTGTATCGACAACGATTGCAATTAGCCTTTTATCGTCAAGCGTCCCTAACGTTACACCGCAGGACAATAAGAAACAGGGCGTTACACGTACCCCGTCCGCGCCAGGTTTGGCAACGGTTGAGGTGGTACGCGAGGCTGAACCAGTTAAACAACAAATTACATTCATGGCTAAACAGAACGTAGAACAGGAAATAAAAGAGGCCGTTATTGTAAAGGTAGTTAAGCCAAGTGTGCGAGGTGTCAGAGCCGCGTTTAACGGCATTAGCAACGGGCGCATTAGTGCGGTATTGTCAGAGTTAGGCGAGGCAGGGGTATTGGCTAGAAATGGGAACGGGTGGAAATATGCTTAATTATAGGGGTTACGATGGGTTATTTTATAGGACATAGAAAATTTGTATTTAGCCAAAAAGAAAAAGATGATTTTAGAGATATGCGAGATCAGCAATTTAGAGATCAGCGCGAAATATGGGACTTACAATTTATAACCGTGTGGCGATTGAAATCAGATAGGTTATGGACTGATAAGGCTATAGAGCAGTGGTTAGGCAAGCCAAAGAAAAAGGGAAAGTATAAAATATTCAATATTGGTGATGTTCGTATAATTGAGAAGAAGAAAGTATTTAAAGAGTGGTTAGAACCTAGATTAGCTAAAAAACTATCTAAAGATGAATATTTTGAAATTCACAAAATACCAACAGATTTACAGCGTAAAAGATTGCTTGTGGAACTGAAAGGTTAATTAGCATACTGAATTAAAATAAAACTATACTATGTCACGGTGACATAGTATATTAGACGCATCTACACAGACAGGCATTAAGCCGAGGCGAATAAGATGACAAATTTAGAGAAAGCACAAAATTTAATGAATCGTGCAATTAGCATGATGAAGATTAACCCAGCGTTTGCAGAGCGTCTTTTTGAATCAGCAAAGATGGAGTTGATTAAATGTAAATAAAGAGGGTTAAATGAAAATTACGATTGATGGTCGTGTTGTGACTAGAGAAGTTAAAGAGCCAACGCCCGAAGAAATTACGCTGGTTATGAATACGATCAAGGCCAAGTACGGGCTAGGGTGGTCTGGTGTTGCCTGTATATTCGGCATGAAGCCTAACGCTGGCTCTGCTATGAATATAAAGCACTGGTGCGCCGGACGGCGACAAATACCTTATATTCATTGGGTTACTGCAAAGTTAATCCTAGACGAGTATAAAATAGAAATATTAGAGGTTTAAAATGGAATTCGACATAGTTGTTAAAAATAAAGTTAAGCTAGAATTTGATGAGTTTTACACTGCCGAAAACTTATCAAAGGCAAAATCTAAAGCCGCTAGAAACGCAGATAATAAACATACTGTTATTTATATCCGCGAGGCAACGGCAAAGGGTGAATTGCTTTCAACCAGGATAGGCGGACAGTGGAACGATGAAGCGCAAAGCATCACTTGCCCTAAGTGTGACCGTAAGAGTTACAGCCAGGGCGATATAGATAATAAATTCTGCATAGTTTGCGGATACCATAGAGATCTTAAAAAATGAAAAAATTAATAGTAGTAGTAATAGCAGCGGTTGCGCTTTCAGGTTGCGCGAAAACTTTTAAATCAAATATAAGTGAAGTTACACCAGTAACAGGCATAAGCTCTATTTGTATTGAAGATAATATTAGAGTTGAAATACCGTTAGGCACTTGGATTAAGATAGCAGCTAACGACAACGGCTACTCTATTGATAGAGAAGATTGTGAAGCTGTTGTTACCTACACCGCGCTTCGTTATTTTGATTTTCACGCGCCACTGGCAGAGGCAAGGGTTACGGTTAAAGCTAATGGGGTTGTTAAAGGTAGTTTATATTTCCAACAGCCAGCTAACATGTTTACAGGTGATAAATACATGACACCATCAATTAAGATTTTAACGCCTATGCTGAATGAATTATTTGAACATTAAATTGAAAAGCCCAATGCTGAGAACATCGGGCTTAAATCAATAAATCATAATCATCTATAAAATAGAAGATTATGATTGCGACAATATCACCTACATTGTTTTATAACAAGAATAAATTTAAGCATTAAAAATAATTTTACAATTTATTTCGTTACGGGTTTTTTTGTTCTAAACGAAATACTTTTTTAATAATAGTTAATTTAAAATAATCAATAAATCAATAAATCAATAAATCAAACTGAGAAAATAAAAATGAAAAAAACAATATTAGCACTATCAATCGTTCTTGCGTCATCATCAGTATTTGCAAAGCCTGATACTAGAAATCAATCTTCACAAGTTAAAGAAGTTTCACAAGTTGAAGAAAAAGCGGAATCAGCAGAAAGAGAAATATACCTAACTGTTTCTAACATTGAGATCGAAGACTCAGTAGAATATTTAACGTTTGGTGTCGGTGGTCAATCAATCGAAAAGAACGCGCTATATACTCAGATAGGCGGCCAGTTTTCGACTCTATCTGATGCGCCAAGCGGTATTTCAGAAAAGATTATCAACCTAGAAACTAAGATAGGTTATTCTTTCAATGGTGAGGATGTTGCGTTCATTCCTTATGTTGGCGCGTCTGTTGGTGTTCTTATGTATGAAATAGAAAGTCGTAATTCAACTGTTTCTGACACTGAATTTTTAACACGTTTATTTGTTGGTGCTGAATTTCGAGTTGCTGACACTGTAGGTATTTACTTCAATACTGGCGTTGTAACAGTGTTCGATACAAACCTAGACTTTTCTGAAATTGGCTTAAAAGTTTCATTCTAATTGCATTGCTGCAAAGATCGTGAAGTTGTAAGAGTTCGAAGAACATGGATACAACGCTGGTCATACTGTTCAATATGGAAATGCGTTAATTGTAACGAACTAACAAAGATTAAGATTAAATAAATTAAGCCCGCATTTAAGCGGGCTTTTTGTTATGTGGACCTCAAGCCCACTGTGAAATAGGCCGTATATCCCTCAACAGAATCGACATTCCCGCAAAGAATGGTCCCTTTATTTGTGCCAAAATGCGGCTGAGTCGTACCTTCTAGATTTATTAATACAAATGATTCTGTAGCCTCTCGCATAATAAATACGTCTATAGGATAGGTTGATTCCCACGTAACCGTAGCGCCAGCAGCGAGCGAATCATTGCGTTGTAACAAAAAGATTATATCCCGCAATCCTGACAGTTTAAAAATCGTGTTACGAACCATGTCTTCGTTTGTTACAGTGATAACATTCGAACCTGTGAAGATACTTAAACCTAATTGCTTAACGTATTTGGTGCTGCCTGTTTCTATTGGTATCCCGCACGTATCAGAATAGGACGGATCATGTTGTACGCTGTCGCCGCTATAAACAAACCAGGGGATACTAAATTCAGGAATTATAACGCCATCTAAATGCGCTGTAATTTCCTGATTATCGGAATCAATAAACAATACCCAATCATGATAAACAGTAAAGTCCCAATCCTTAATAACCTCAATGTCACCGCCGTCTGATAGATCTCGCTTTAACACTAATCTAACTTCGTTTGCGTTTGCAGTGGCGAATGTTTCAACATGTAAGCCGTGATATTCTGGTTGATCGTAGATAGTCCAATCATCGTTAACAGCAAGCAAACCGCCCCCTGTGCCATTATTAGTGATTAATGTACCTGATGCCTCATTAATGGGCGCGTTGATAATGTTGCTGCTGTTCTCGGTTAGGCTGAAATTCTTGATTGAGCCGACAAAGTGACTCGCTAGCGTCCAGGGCAAACCTGATCCGTTAGGTTGTGCGCTTGCGTGGCCTATAGAGTTCATGCCAGCGAATGAACCGCTAATATTGCTGTTAGAATCAGCGTCAAATACGATTGTTGACGTGTCTAAATCAGTAACAACTAAATGACCTGGGGCAGAATCGCCTAGATCTGGTTGGGTATATACAACGTTATAATTCCCCATTGCCAGGTTACATGAGAAAGTAGACGTCCCGCCGCCAAAATATCCGCCCTGGTTCATAACGAAAAATTGATATAACTGGCCGCTGCCCTCATCCACTGGAAAGAACCCCATAAACGAATCACGGTTAGATCTGTTTGATGCCCAAATAGGTTGCGGGTCGCCTATTGATGGATCGGCCATCATGTAACAGTCAAATGACAACTCGAATAAACCACTATTAGTTAAGTCAAATTCATATTGAATTGTTTGGTCTACGCCGTTCCAGTTGAGATATTGAATATTAGGCGCAACGCCCCAATCAGCGCGATAACTCATAGAGGTACTGCCATGCGTTTGACCATTCGGCAACGCTGCGTTTCCATACCTGAATGTAGAATTTAAAGCGCCGCCGAATTCTAATATGTCACTAATATCTGATTCAGAAACAGGCGTAACAATTGACGGGTTTAACAGAGTGTTGTTATCAATCATTTCAAACGCTGAACCTAAAGCCCCATCATTATCTATGTGATATATTGTTGATCCGTCATTTGTGATAACCCAATCATTTACATCATAGTTAGGGGCTTGTAGAACAATCGAAAGGCCAGTGTTTTGATGATCTTCGATTAGTGTATTCGTTCCCTCATTCATAGACCAATGAAGTTGCCCCATATACAATTCGATCATAGTCCCAGTAAATGACTGTCTTAATGTTTTCCATTCTGCGGTATTTTGAATTGTCCAGTTACCCGCATAGTTACCAGTTGATACGCAAGTGTTGCCTGTTCCCTCGTCTATAAGTAAAACTTGATTATTAGGTGTATGAACTGTGCCTGTGTGGTTAACGTCCCATATAAAACCTTGAAAACGGCTTGTACCAGTGAATCCGTTTGCAAAACCGACCTGATCAATACGCATATCTAAACCCGTATTACTACCAGTTGTAGAATATACAGCGCCATTAATTACCATTTCGTATAAACCTGACGGCTTTCTATTTAGTTGCCACTGAATTTCTTTATCAAAATTTATGCCTGTTGGATCAATTGACCAATGCGCTCTATTATCTGATTGTCTAAAACCAATTTGAAATTCTAAATTAGCTCCGTTCATTCTAAAGCTAATATGAGTACCGTCATCATTGCCGCTTGAATCTGAATTACCAAGAAATGAACGCCAGCTTGTATCTACTAACATTTTCTCAGTCTTCCACTGAATATAAGAGTCAGCATTATTTCCGCGCCAATTCCAATCGCCGCCTGAAACTTTTAATAGATGGTTATCAACACCATTAAAATAGTGCTTAATAGCGCCCTGAATCGTGCTTACCGTTTCAACTCTGAAAGGTGCGTTAGGTATTGTTTTAGCGTCTGGGTGATCAATGTATTTACCTAACATTGTTCTAGTCGATAAAACTAATAACTGTGCGTCATTTCGTTCAAAGTGTAATGTTATCTGATCACCATTGAATTCAGGAATTGCAGACCATGTAACCACTTCACCATTGATAGCCATTGAAACTGAGTTGTCAGCATTTAATCTGATTAGATTTAATCCGTTCGAACTATCTAAAATGTATTGCTCTGTGTTTACGGTCCAATCTGAAACGGTTATTTCAATAAAGCCTGAAAACACGTCAGGCAACGGGAATATAAAATTTCCGTATGTGTTAGACGTTCCGAAGTTATAACGAACAGGCTCGAACCGTCCGTTACCTATGTATCCATGATCTATTAGAGCCGCTGAACCCGAGCTGGTTAACTCTCGCACTTCGATTGGTTCAGATCTTAATTTGTGTTGTGATTTTAAGGCCATATCTACGCTCCTTGTAATTGCATAATAGTGAATTCAGAAGTGACGGGATCTTTGATCATGTAAATTCTGCGAATGCCGCCTACATTATTTTCGTTAACAATTACGTTAGGGCCAGCCATACCGGTAATGGTTATTTGCGTATCTTCCAGTAGGTCTATTTCGAATATCGAACAGTCTGTTGATAATTCTGCGGTTGCAAGATCAATGGTCACATCAGCAAGGCCAATGATTCCCGTAATTGCGTTGTGGTGAAAACCCAATTCGTTTAGGTCGTAATGGCGGTTGTCCTCATATGCGCTCAACTGAGCTAAAATGTGCTTCGATTTACGATTTACACCGCCGCCGCTTCCCGACTGAATTGACCACGTTGACTCTGAATTGGAGGCAGCGTTTACCCAGTTGCTTTCATAAGAACTTGTAACACCATCCACACGTAATGCAGCGTCACCCCAATTAAGGCCATCAGGACTAGGTTTGATTAATACGCGCACATCATGAAAGTTATTATCAATTGTCATGGTTGCAGCTAGCGTTGAATTTGAAACGCTCCAACCGTAGTTAGTCCCGTCATTGCCGCCCCAAATCAACATACGGCCTTTAGATCCTGCGCGTAGCCAATTTGACTCATCGTAATTCTGTATAATCCATTCTTGAGGAGTATCAACGCCGTTATCTATTTCGTTTAATGTATCTGAAAATATATTAGGGTTTAGATCCCATGATCTAACAGTTGAGGTAGGGGTTTCTTTAATGTTTAGATTGATAATCGCTATCGGTGAACCAGATCTATTGCCAGAACTTGAAATACCGCCTAACAGTCTATTAATGTTTAACGATCCGCTTGATGGTACGCCCATGTTTACACCGCCAGAAAAAGCGCCGTTGTTTTTACTCATACGGGCAAACATATTCCCGCCAACATCGTATATCTCTATTTTATATCTGGTGTTAGCGGTGTTTCTTGAGGCTATAGCATTTGAACCGCTGCCATCTAACCTGATAGACATTTGATTATTTGGATTATTCGATACAAAAATACCGTCACCGTTACCGGCTTCACCTAAAAAGAATGTGCTATTAGTTACGCTAGAAGAAATGCCAGCAGCATCGAATTCAACGTAACCACCTGCTACAACTTCAATATCAGCACCTTGTAATGCCATGTAAGTACCTGTTACACCTGATCCAACGCTAGGTGCAAAATAAGCAAGCGGGGCGCGGGGATCGTCTGCGTCACCCCATCCCCAAGTCCAAGCGCAAGATCCTGTTATTGAGTCACCTTCTGATTGGTCACATTTATTAACCATGACAATCTCACCGCCAAAATTAAAAATCTTGCTGATAAACTGTGCGTCTATTGGTTGCTGGAATTGTGGGTTTTCGCTGGCTGACGTATCGTTTAGATATAAGCATGAAGCGCCTGTTACATCAGGATTTCCAGATTTAGCATTGAGGTATTCGATTAGTGTGAAGTCACCTGTCCAGCCAAGCGGTAATAAATGATCGTTTACGCTAACCCCTGCGCGGTCGTTTATATATGAGTTATAACCCACAATATCAACGCCAGTGGCGCGAAAGCGCCTCTGTGTTGTTGATTGAATAGTCATTGATTATCCTTAGATCAGAGGTATTACGATGAAATTTCCTGATGTTGTTCCCTGGACTTGGCGATCAACTACGATTTCAAAATATGGGGATGAAACAGTGGTTTGATGTTCATCACCAATAGAAACTGATCTGTCACCTACGATTGTTACAGTCACGAAATTAGGATTGAATACGATTACGCGAGTGCCTACTGATTCAAGCAACAGGGTAGGCAACAGCATTGTGTGTGAACCTGTACTGGTAAGCCTGAACAGGCCGTTATATTCGAGGTGTATGTTTGTTATTTGCGTATCAACTGAGTGAACAGGAATGTCTGTGCAGCGTTCCTGGTAAACTAAAACCTGGTCTAACGACAAACCAGTAGCACTGATAGCTTGTTTTATAACTCGCTGTATTGTTGTTTTTATTGCGCTTAAAATTGCCATGTGATTTCCTTATAGTGAAACCGCAACGCAAGCAATTCGAGTCGCGCCAGTTGATCCCGTAACAACTAAAATCAAGTTTCGTTTTTTACCAATTGATAGCTCGTAATCTGCCGCGCTAGATACAACCGCTAGATCGTCAACGATTGCCGACACTGGCTCTGTTACGCCGCCGATTGTTAATGATTGTGATAGCGTGATAGTTGCACCTGAAAATTCACCGCCCAGGCTTAAACGCTCGCGGCCTTGTGGTGATACTTCGATAATTTCGTATGTGCCGTTTGCTGTGATAATTAATTCGCGTAAGTTAGCCATGTTGATTCCTTGAATTTCAGGTATAAAAAAGCCCCCAATTAAGGAGGCCGATATTTTGTGTTGTAAAAGTGTGTCCCTGGGAAAGCTTTTACAGAGTATTATTCTGATTTGCGATACCTACAGGTATTTGCTCAGTGTGAGTAAACGTCTTAACACTGTTACCGTTAAGATCATCACGTACACTTTCGTTATCCACAATTGGAATAGTCTGGTTGTCACCCCAACCTGAACCGTTCCAAAGTCGTGCAATTGTAGTTTCACCTTTTAGACTTGGATTGTTAACAACGTGGTCTAGTGTCGCAAGAATCTGAGATGCGTTATTTGTGGTGTCTACTTTAAACTGCCAGTATGTTTGATTGACAACACCAAAATCAGCATGATTTAAGTAGTATGATTTACCTATCTCATATGAAAATGCAGCACTAGTTGCAACCTCTGTTGGTGTTGCTGCTGTTGTTGCCCAAGCCAACTCTGAACCATGATATTGAACATACAACAAACCATCTTTCTCAACTAAGTGAGGAAGCGCTTTAACTGCTGGACTGTTGTTATCAGGCGCATTTAAATCAAGCGGGTTATGTGTCGGTAACGTTCTATTGCCAATTAGTATACCACTTGTTGTTAATTCTCCTGTATGTGTAAGTGTTGCACGCTTATTTACAGAAAGTGGTGGAGTTTGGCTACTGGTAAGTACCTTATTAATAAGTGACGGTGCTAACCTATTACCATAACCAATTAGGTTTATCTGTGTACCGACTACATCACCCAACTGCCCCTCAACTTTTCGATTAGTATCAGACTCCGTGAAGTTTGATAGGTTAGAGTAATGAAGCAATCTAACTCGTCCTGTTGGTGTTGCATTGGTATACCCGTTAGCAGTCGAATTAAACGAAAAACTACTACTCCATGGCTTCTCACTCCAAGTAACACCGTTATCATCAGTATCTACCAATCTGTTGCTGTTAGGAGAAGAATCTGAAACCTTACGATTCATAAACCAATCTTTAGTAGAACCATCTGGAATCTGTGGTTGCCACATTCCGACAACACCATCAGGGAACGTAGCCGCAATGCGAACAGGATCACCGATAATATCTACCCAAGGTAATGAGTCGTAAGAGGCCGAAAGATAATCGCCAAATACAACATCAACATTATTAAAGATAGGTGGATTTCCTACGTAGGTAGTATTGAAGCCAACATTAATACCACCAGAACCAGATACTGTTACACCTGTTATGGCGTATGCAGAACCGTTAATAATCATGTAGCCATGCGCTTCATCAGGAGTTAGATTATTTGTTGCAGTTATCCAATCGAAGTTACCAGTTAGACTGGCTTTTCCAATAGGAATAAACCCAGATGTTCCGCTTGAAAGTGTGGTTACTGATTTACCAGTATTTCTAGTAAACGGAACTTTCCCTAATCCCCGTGTCGTACCACCAACCGCTGAACGTGTAGCATCTTCTAACAAACGATTGTAATCAAGTTTATTGGCGTTCAAGCGTAAATCTTCAACTTGACCTGCGTAGATAGCATCATAGAAATCATATTGATCAGAGCGTCCATCACCAGCAGAAGCGCCAATATAACCAGATGTTGAACTTGCAGCCGTTTCTGTAGGTATTCCAGTAGGTAAAATCTTGAATGCGTTAGGGGTTGAGTACTCACCAGCACCAGCAAACTTATCCTGATACCAGAATTCAGAATTACTTAATGTAGGAGAACCATCTCTCCACTTTCTACATCCACCTTGATTATAAACAGGGTGATAAGCACCTTGATTAAGTCTCTGAACCAGTGCGATAGGTAAAGCGTAACCTGTAGATTCACCAATAGAATCATTATAAGACTTAGGGTAAACGTGCATCGAACCTTTATCTTCTGTCTTCCAAGTTCCATAATCGGATGCAGCAAAACAGTTAGTATTATCATACTCGATAGAAGTATCTAATTTACCTTGCGGCAATACTTTATGTGAACCATCAAACGCAAGTCTTGCACCGTCACTAGTTCCGTTATCACGAACTTTTAGCCAATCATCACCTAAACCCTCAATCGTTCTAACACGATAATTTTCCATGTAGAAACTATCAGTACTTTCATCGTAATGAATATTATTCTTTTCGTTCTTTGACCAAGTTAGTTTCTGAGTATCAGACATACCAACCCAATCAGCAACACGGCCAACGGTTAAAATATCCCATTCACCGAACGCTGAATACCCCTGACCAACAAAGTTAGTAACTGGTACAAGTGGAACGCCATCATGTGAAGTACCGCCAAATTGGACGTTACCGAACGGACAAACAAAGGTTGTAATCTTCTCGCGCCACGTTTCCAAGAATACTAAATCTTTACGTGATGTAATAACGTTGTGACCGTTACCCATGTAATCAGCGTATTCATAGAATGCTTTCTGTGATGGTTGTAGACTTGAGATCTTATGTGCTGTTGTACCTACGATTGTTCCGTCTGTACTAGATGTAACGTAATGCCACGGTTGCGTGAATCCGATAAATGATCCATCTGTCACGGGCAAATCTGCCGCCCATTCTGATCCACCTGTAAACCCGATTAATTCACCGTTTGATTGTGCTTCTTCTGATTGCAATAATTGCCATTCGTTGCCGCTAGGGAAGTTAACTAGAGTACCGTCTACTTCTTGCCAAATACGGATATTAGAGATTTCAAACGTTTGGTTGTCGTTTGCTGAGAAATAAAATCTATTATCAGTGCCAAAGTCATTCATACCATTAAACGTTATAGAGAATGTAGTGCCTACGTTAGCAGTACCGAATTGGATAGAACCATCACCTGAACCTTGACGATATACTATTAACTCTGCATTTGTACCACTGAACGAATCAACATAGAATTCAATTGTTATTAGTACATTTATATCAAGTGCTCTTGTACTTAATCCTGCTTGAATACCAGATGTTGCATTTGTTACTGTTAACGTATTACCAGAAATACTCCCTTGTGCGCTCCTAGTCCAATCAGTTGCAAACGTATCAGATAACACTGCTGAATCTTCACTTGCTTCTAACACCGTCCCACTAAACGCGCCCGCTGGACTGTATTCAATACTTCCATAGAAACGTGAGTTAGTAGGGTCTGTGTTATCTGTTAAAGATATGTCCCATATTTTACCATTGTGTACCGCTGAACTATTCCATGTATAACCAAATCTACTAACGAAACCATTAACAGGTATTTTACCAGTAAATGTATATTCAACACCTGTCTGTAATGGGTTATGAAGTGGTGTTACTGTAAGTTCAGTAATACCCCTAACAGATACAATACCTGTATTAGAATAAGATAGTGATGTTTGCACTGGGTCTGAACCTGTTAGTCTTCCCTCAATAATGTACGATGACGTACTAGTGAATGAATCAATTCTTGCTTTAACAGAAAACGAATTATCTGTTGATGGTGTCCATGTTGGTATAGTTACACCGCAAGTATTATTAATACCATAAGCAGGAGTATAAAACGGTGCTGTGTCTTTATCGTAAAGCGTATCAGTGGCTACTAACGTTGTAGGCTGAGTAGGTTGATTAATTACTAACGGGTAATGTCTAGAGTTAGCATGGTTTGTTAAGTCTGTTAGGCGTACGTTTGTTATAGAACCGTTCATATGGTTATCAGGGTTTGCAAAAATATCGCCAACAGCACCAACAGCAAAATTATTAAGTTCTGTTACTGGTACAGCACTAGTTAAAGTAGTAACTAATACACCATTAATATAACAACTAGCTGTAACCCCTCTTGCCTCTATTTTAAATACATTCGTTTCACCTGCGGGAATGTTATACCCTGCAATAATCTCATTGACTGAGCCATACCCAAACCAAGCACTACCGTCTGGTCGAATGCCAGCATACAGTCTACCCAAAGCTGAACTGTTTAACTGACCAGATAATTGATTAGCAGAAACTATGTCAGTAACAAAAGTAAATTCGTAATCAAAATCACCTGATACAGTAAAAGGCGGTACAGTGATTACATCAGCACTAGGAGTGAAACTAGGCGTCCAATCTTCTGAACCATAACCTACACCGTCATGTAAAACTAATTCATCAGGTGTGCCAGTTGGATCAGTAAGTGAAACAGAACCGTATACGCGATTAAGATCTGGTGCGTCTGGATATTCGATACCAAAACCAAAGATTGCACCGTCCCAACGTATAGCAGGGCTAGCACCATGACCATATCCACCTAAAGCAAAATTACTAATCGAACCATTAAGAGCACTTAAGTCTACGTTTACTTCTGTAACAGTCTGTTGATTGCATGTACCTGTAACAGTGTAGTTTGCACCTACATTCTTTGTAATATTAATACCAAAAAAGTAAATACGTCCTGTAATAGCCGTATTAAAATCAAAAATAGTATTGCCTATAACGAACTGTAAAGTGTTAGCGCCTGTAGATGGGTGTGATGCAAAATAGAAATCATTACTACCTGTTTCCTGATGCCCAAAAGCATAGACTGAACTAACATCATCAAGTCTAACAATCATACTAATGTTCATGTTGTCTGCTAACGGGAATTCAGGAATAGTAATATAACCTGTTCCATCATAATCAGGCATGTAACCATCACGTAACGCTGTATGATTGTAATCACGTAATACTGATGTATCTAACGTTTCACCTGTTACACCATGTTCTAACGACTTGTACCAACGGCTAGGTATCGGGAGCGTATCATCTTGAAGTTGTATGTCGTATATTTCACCCTGAACTCTCTCGTTATTTAATGAGTATCTAACGCCGATATGTTCTATTGATGTTGCAACAGAAGAAATTGCTTCCATGTGATATTCAACACCTGTTACTGGTGTGAACGATCCACTTAATACTGTTGTTCCGTTAATCTTTAGTTCTGAGAAACCAACGAAATTATAAACACCACTTGTAAGATAGATAAACGCTCTTGGTGCTTCTGCATCAATAATATATTGATTATCAAGTGCAGTATGTTTAACTTTCAAACTTACCTTTGAACCAACGGCCATGTTGTAAGTTGGAATCTCTGCATAAGTAGAACCGTCATAGTCTACTGTTAGCGCGTCGTAAAATTCGCCAACGCCCGCTTTATCTGTGTACTTATGAACTGCACCTGTATCTGAAAGTGTTTTTGTACCGTCTGGTGCATCAGGGAATTGTACTAGGTTAAATATATCTTCATTTCCAGTAGCCACGTTTTCTATGTGATGCTCGATACCATCAACAATAGCAATAGGCTCATGAGTTCTTGAATCCCCACTTACTGAATTTTGTCCTCGACCTATTCTTAATGCGTTGTTATATGTTGCAGATTCAAGTGTCCATATTCCTTGATTTACTTTTTCAAATGCAGTGGCACTAGCATGTTTACCCCACTCCGCCATACCTGAACCAGCATATTCGCGCTTGCGTAATTCTCTACGCGCTTCAAAGTCTGCGGTCATAGGAAATACTGGTTTGATTTCTTCTGCTGTTAGGCGTTCTTCAATCGCGTCTTGATCTGCTTTCTGTTCTTCTAATGCTGCTTGTACGGTTACGGCTTCAATGTCTGCGTATGGCGTTACTACAACCTCTGAGGCTGTTACGATTTCCCATGTTGTACTGTTTGCTGCTGTATTAACTTTTAAATACTTATTAGCGTTGCCAGCGTATGATTCAACATCCTGTAAACCAGTTAAGAAACTAACAAGCTGTAAACCCTCCACCACAACAACCTGTGTCGATGTTTCAACTGTACCCATGTTTGAGTCAAGCGGGTGTATAAAATCAACTACAATTTCAGTGCTCATATTAATAGCCTCGCTTTGCTTTTCTGGCTTTATCAATTGCCATGTTTACTGACATATCACTCATCACTACAACAGATTTAGGAACAGCAACACGGCTAACATCATTTTGGCCTGTCCAAGAACCTGACATAAATGTTATTACTTGCTCTGTGTCTTCGTCAGTTTCTTGTGTCCGTAGCTGAATATCATAAACGCCTGACTGAACTCCTAACGCTTCTGAAATACTTGGTTTAATATCCCACTGGAAAATACCGTTTGCTGCGTCTGTCTTCTCTAGAACTGGCTCATAGATAACTGTCGCTGATTGGGCGGTTAACCTGATTTGCATTAACAAATCGAAGTTGGTTATATCAACAGGTGTATAAACGTCTGTCTGCTCGTCATAATCCAAAATTGTAAATTGGATCTTGTATGCGTCACCGCGATAATGTGAAAAATTTAACGTGCCTCGTTGGATAGCCATTTAAACTCCTTGTTGAATTTCAGGCATAAAAAAAGCCGCTAATTTAGCGGCCTGGTTTGTTTTTTTATTTACTAACTTAATACGGATGTTTCTGGGATTAGATCAACTTTTACTGGTGATGCAGAGCAACCCGTACCAGTAAAGTAACTATCCACTTGCCCTACCTGTATCTGATACGACTCAATAGTGTTAGCTGCCAATTGAAAGCTAGGCAACTGAAACCCAAGTGTTCCACTAGTGCCAGATCCAGCAGGGGTTGCAACGTAGGACATTTGCATACCATCTCGAACTCTTACTATTCTAATTCTTGATATATTACCAGGAGGGGAGCCAGACACACTTTTCATGTTAATTGAGTTCGATAAGAAAATGTTTCTATTCTTTATTGATGGACTCACAACATTAAATGTTAATACTACGAACCAGGCACCAGTTGGAATATCGAATATAGAGGATGTGGTATATGTCCTAGCACTAACAACATCACCATCAATACGATCTGCTTGTACTGTGCCTTTAAAAATATATGTATTAGCAGCAGGATTAAAATCTAAAACTGTATCAGTGCCAGCTTGATTATACATTCTCAAGCGTCCGTCATAACCCCATTGAACCCGATTGTAACCACCATCTTGAACTTGCATAAACGGAGCCGTTGAACCTGCATTACTACCGCCGTTGAATCTAACGAAATTACTAACTGATGTATTTCTTCCTATCGTGAGATCACCTGTTATCGTTCCATATGTAGCGTTAATTTCACCTGTTATATAAGCGTTACTCGCATACAATCTACCAAGTTGATCTACTCTAAATGGTGCTGATGCTGCATTAACATGACCTGCATATATACGGTCTGCGCTAACGCCATCCAATGTAACGCTAGCATTACCTGAACCAGCAACGATAGTAGTTGCTGAACTTATTTCATTACCAGTTATTGTATTAGCGTATATTTGGTCTGCTGTAATTGTTCCTACTGCGATCTTTTCTGCCGTTACTGATAAAGCATCTAACTCGTCTGTTTTAATCGCCCCTGCTTCTATCTGGTCAGCGGTTATGGTATTCGCTGCAATATGATCTGCTGTTACTGTTCCATCTACTAATAGATCCCCGTTTATTACAACTTCGTATCTGTTCCAGTTTGCTAAATCAGTTGGTGTGCCACCTGTGAAACGAACTGATATAGGTAATTCTGTTACATGGTTATCACCAAAAATAGTAACAGCATCATCAGGTGATGGTGTTCTGTTCGTTGTCGCGTTGATACATGCTTGTAGCATTTCCTGTGAGCCAGTCCCAACAGCAGGGAAATTAGGATTCCAAACGTTAGGGTAATCTGAAACTGTAAATTGACCAGCACCACGATTACCATCATCACCACCCACACCGCCTAAGCTTTTAGTGAATGATTGACGTTTAACAAAACTAAACGGTGCGCCTGTAAGTGTTAAACCACTAACAGTAAAATCAATCGTTGCACCTAGAACAGAAGTACCAGCAACAAACCCAGAAGCATTGCCATAGGTAACAAACAAACCTGTTAACGTTGGCGTACCTGCTGTGATACTTGTTGCATTAGCAGAAACCGTATAAGTACCCACGTCTGTACCATTGCCGTATTGTAATTCAGTAACACCGTCAAACGCTCTAACGGTTGTTCCTGAACCATTGTAAACGTCAACGGGAACTACACCGCCTGAATCAGCAGGGACACTATGAGCATCATTACTTAATGCAGCAACTAAAGAGTTTTCACCATTACCTCCTGCAATGCCTGTGCTAATAGCAATAGCATTAAACGTTGTTCCTGTATGCTGGAAACCAACACCGAAAGCGAAAGCAAAATCTTGCTCTGATGGCGGAATTGCTGTAGTTAAAAACTCATCACCATTTCTACGATATGAAATATTATTACCGATACGGGCAACAGCAAACACATCTGTATTATCTGCCGAACCATAACCAGAACCAATCTGTGTACCATTTTCATATACACGAATTACATCTGAACCGCCTCGCTGGATGGCGTAATCAAATTGTGGTAAAGGTGTTCCGCCTGTAATTAATCGTCTTGCACCGAATACTGATATATCATTAGGATTGTGAATAAATCGACCTGAGAAACTAAATTCAGAACCATAATATTCTACAGCTACAGCACCAGAATCGTATACACCATTAACGCCGCCTGTAGACGTTACAGAGTTAGTGCCGATTGATGTATTCGCAATATTTTCTAGCGTGAAAGCGCCCGCGCCATTCCCGCCATCTTGTAAGCGTAGAATAGTAATAGTGTCAGTAAATGTGCCGTGTGTGTTAGTTGTCATAGTTGCTGTTACTGCAACTGATGATTCAGCGCCAAACTGTGTAGAGCTTAAAGTAAAATCATCACCAACAACGGGCGCACCTATAACGTCAGGAATTACAGTCCATGTAACAGGTCTGTCGATATTCTGTTTAAGTGCGTTAAATACAATTTCTGTTGGCTCAATTAGATTACTATCTGAATCATACTTAAACGCTTGAGCATCAGATTGAATATTCATTGTTACAGCAGCAGCAGCAGGGTTATATAAAACTGTTTCTTCTGGTGCGTAGTTTATATTGTCACGACCGAAAAAATCGTAATGACCCATTGTTACATATCGAAGATCATTATCTGGCGTTCCGTCTGGAAAATACCAAACATGTAACGTTTCATTACCAAGTAATGTTGCTAACGTTGCATCGCTAGGGATAAAATTAGGCGTTGTTGATATGTGAACTTCTGTTCCTCTGAAATCACTCTCAATATTTGGCGCGAACTCAAACCAAATAGCGCCAATCTTACCGTATATATCTACACCGCCAGGTGCAAAGCATTGATCATTAGTTACCTGTAAGTTTGCAGCGCCAAGCTGTGACCGTGTACCGTCTTTAGAAACTATGTAAACGTGCGCCCTGATCTTACGGTTTAAATTATTATCAACATTTGTCGGGTAAGTGTAATTAAATTCATTTGTTGCGGCCTGGAATATAGCGGGGGTGCTTACGTCATCACCTTGAAAAATATTTAATTCGTAGTGACTAAAAAAATCCCTGACCGTTGGGTTAGTTGGGTTGTTTGGGTTGGTTGGGTCTGGAACTGCAACAGCAGAATCTAACATATCATCCCACGACCATTTAAAATCTTGAGTGGTCGTGTCACATTTCAAACCTGTAACGGGCGGTAGCGTTGCAGACTGTGATACCTCTTGATCTTCTAATACTGTCCAGTTAGACGTGCCATTTACCGCCGACACTGTGCGAACTCTGAAATCGTATACATCAGGGTACAATCTTGGAAAGTCCCAGAATAACTTATCTGTGCGGCCTAATGGTGTCCAGGCTGATGAGGCATCGCTTTTGTATTGAACATCAAAAACAGAATCACTGGCGTAAAATGTGCGCGACCAGGTAAGCGTTGCGCTTGCCGTATCTGTTAGAATATGCTGTGTAAATACCAGGTTAGTCGGCGGTGATACTACAGGCTGTATCGGTAAAGGCTGACCGCCTCCGCCTCCGTTTTTTATGCCGGTGTATACGCTGTCAGAATATTCAATACAGTTAATTGTAGCTATATTTAGCTGGTCATCAGATATGCTGCTTTTAATAGAAGTTACGCGAAACTCTTTTTTATTCCAGCCTATATTATTCTCTGTGATGGTTATAACATCATAAATTCTTACAGGGTATTCCATCAAATCAATATCAATTTCTACCTGCTTTTGAAATTCGTTAGCGCGTAGAATACGGTTAGCTAAAAATTTCATAGGCGAATCTGAATCGTTTCTGTTATTACCGTTGTACCTGGTAAATGGCATTGATAAAGTTTGTGCGTTTATAAATCCATTTTGTATAACAAGCGGATCATTTATAACATTTTCAGGGATCGTGAATGTATCCTGTGCATCATGTAGCAGCGTATTTTTAAACTCTACCTCTACGCAGTTATAATAATTTGATGAGTTCTGTTCTGTTATTTTAACGCCGCCAGAATTTAGAATATTGTTTTCATCAAAGTCAAATGATGGCATTGCCACATCTTGAAATCTTAATACAATAGAACCATTTTCAATAAATAGCGCCAGGTCTGCACATTTGCACATATTGTCTAACGCTGTAGCGAAATCGCTAGAGCTATCAACAACAGCATCAATGTAAAGTTTGTTAGCATCACAATAGTTTGCCGCTGCAATTATTGAGTTGTAATCAATATAATCAGAAGATAATCCCATCCCGAAATACGGGTCTACCATATAATCCAAAATAGCCAGGGCGGGATTTCTTCCGCACTCTCTCGCGGTTACTGGTACGCTAGGATCGCTGTGTATATACTCTTTTTCACCTGTAGAATGATAACGTGGATCATAAACAGGTAAGCCCTCGACAAGTAGCGAGACAGAGAAACTGTCAGATAAAATTCTAATTCCCTCGTCATCAACAATTCTCTCTGACTTAATAGCTACGCAGCAAACTCTATCGCCTCTCATTAATGCCGACCATTCGCCATCGCCGTAATCAATAGCTAACTGCATTGGTATGCCAGTGTCTAAGCCAGATCTAATCTGAACTTCACATTGCTTTTCGAAACCATTTATTAAATTGTTACCTGAAAATCGTAGCTGATTGTTGCCACCTGTAGGTGTTTCTCTATATCTTGATTGAAACCCTAACACTGCTACATCATCAATATAAACCTGTAGAATATTAGTTACACCAACACCGCAAGCGAATACATTTAATAGCTGTGATGAATCATTATTCTGAACGTTTGAATAAACAGGTAATCCACCTGTACGAACCATGCCGTAACAAGGCTGGCGACTGCCTGATGTGCCAGATTTACCAATCTGTGCGCCGTTATCCTCGTTATCTGTTTCAATCTGTGATGCTGTGTATAACGAAACACCGACAGATAAAATTGATATTAATAATGCTACTTCAACGCCTGTCATCTGATCACCTTTCTATAGCATTTAGCTTTAAATAATGCGTGTGTGTTTACGATGCAAAATATGTCGTTGTGCATTGAAAACGATTTATTACCCAGGCAAATTGCCACCGAAACATCATCTATAATCACATCGCCATACTGTGCAAACTCAACGGGTATTTGATCGTATTTAAAAGAGTGATTAACGAATTCAAGGATTGAATAAACGCCATATTCTTTTTTAGCTACGCGCGCGCCGCCCTTGGTGGTTGTGTAACGGCCTGATAATGTTTCGTACATTTCAGGCTCATGTATTTCTAAAAACGCCAGGTTGCAATCTAACTGGCCGTAATCAACAGGTTTACCAAGATACTTTCTTAATATCCTGGTCATCCTTACCTTGTCTATGTTTTCCATGTTTCTTCCTGGGCTGTTGACGCAACATAAGTAAAAAACTTGTCGCCGTTGTGCCTGGCTTCATGGCTTGATTGTGAGGTGCGGCAAAGGTCGGGGGTTTTTGTTAATGACTGAAAAACGCTTTCAGTTGCAACGGCAATAGTTAGCGATCCGTTCGAGTGGTCTATCTCGCTGTTAGGCGTATCGCAAAAACCTCGATGGACATAACCTGCTGTGCCATCTGGTATGATGTTTGTCCCTGGCGTTATCTCGCCAATTCTTAAATCAATCGGGGATTTTAAGAATGAACCGTTATCAATCTCGCGGCGAAAACTCGGATTTATACCGCTTAGTGTTATTGTCGTTCCGATACTTGAGAGATCAGCCGATTCTGACAGGTCGTCTATCTCCAAAAGATCCCCTACGGCCATGTATTCGTTGCCCTCGTATATGACGTTAAACGCGGCTGTGGTTATCTGGTAAACAAAACCGATAGGATTACCGCCTGAATCTGTCTTGCGTAAATCAAGGTCTAATAAAAGTACAAAACTCATGCTAAATGCTCCACCCATTCCATAGAACTTTCTAACTGGAAACCGTTTTCAGTAAGTGAATAAGACTGTGAATCATCAGTGAATTTTGCAGTTATAACGGGGTTAACAGCTTCAATTGTTGAGTTTGATAATTGCGCTTGTCTTAAAGCGGGGTAAATTTTCATAGTCCCGCCGCCAATAACGTTTTCAAGTACCGTATATATTTTTGTATCATTTAAAAACGTAATCATTGAACCCGCGTACAACGTGCCAACGAAAACGGATAATGCGATCTCATTTGAACCTATACCGTTAGCTAACTGCATTGTTGGATTTCTTATTATTTCTGATTTAAACATCAAAGGTAAATCAATCTGAAACTCGTTAAAACGTCCCTGGATGTTTACCAGGAAACCGCGCCAGGCTTTTTGCGCCTGTACGCTTTTACCTATGTTTATATCCATTGAACCCTCTAAACGATGAAGCCCGCGCGAACGGGATTTTATTTTCATGTTTAAAGATTCGGTTACAAAGTTAGGTATATTTTCTGTTAACTCGACATTTGAAATTACTATTTCACTAGGTAGGGTTATTATCATTTTCGCTGCCTCGGTCGTTCACGTTCTACCTTTTTAGTAGCCGCGTAAATTGTTTCTCTCTGCTTCACCAGTTGAGCGTTAAACCATTTCTCATCTGTTACGTTACCCGTGATATTTACGGGCGCGCTGATGCTTGTAGAGCCGCCGCCTGTGTAGCCGTCCTGCTTTTGCATCTTGAGATAATCGGTTAGGTCTTCGTTCGCTTTAGGCTGTACGACACGCTCGCCCGCGCTTAATAGGAATGATTGGTTATCACCAGACATAGGAACAGAATCAGTGCCGCCGTGAAACTGGCCGAAGTTAACTGTCTTAATCTCTGCAATGGTTGCCGCTGTTTCTAATGTTGCAAAACCAATGGCGGGCAAGTTATACGGGAAAGGGGCGGATGCTACCGCTGTGCTGATTGCGGCGGGTGCGTTTAATAACGCTTCTGCTAACACTAGGTTTTTCTTAGCGTTAAATTGAACACCGAAAGCCGCGCCGATTTGATCAATATTGCCTAGTGCGGTATTAACTTCTGCATCGCCTGAGATCTTGTCTAACAGTTCTTTTTGTTGACGGTATTTATCTTCGATTGATTTTTTAGCGGCTTCGTATTCTTCCGTTTTCTGTAATTTCTCGCTGGTTGAATTGGCTAGTGCTTCAAGCTCAAATTCACGCATCAGCTCTAACCGCTCATAAATATCTTCTTCACTTGCCAGGGCAACTGTTTGCTCGTTAGATAATGCCACTGCTGCCAGGTCTGCTTTCGCCTGGTTAAATACCGCTTGATCTGCCAGGTATTGATCACGTTCCGCCGCTATGATTTTATTTTCAGCTTCTATCTGTTCGGGGGTGATGAATAGAACTGAGAAATCGGTTGACGATGTTGGTGTTGTTGAGGCTGGTTTTTTCTTTGTATCAGATCCTTTATCGTTAGAATCTGTTAATGGATTATTCTTTTTATTGTAAGAAGCCTGTAAATCTTCATAGGCTTTCTTTGCAATATCTAGTTCGTTCTTCCAATCAGCAAGCTCATCACCACGAAATGATTTAAACAAATTATCTAGAACGCCATCACTACCACTTTCAACACGCGAAATATTTTCTTCTAATGTTTTTATTTCATCATTTAGATCTGCCAGTTCTGAAAGGTCGGCTTGCTTAGTTCCCTCTTGCAGTGAAGCCCAAAAAAACGCGGCGTTCTCAGTGGCAGTTATAAAACTATCGCTAATACCAGCTAATGCGGTAGCTAGTGTATTTGTAATGTTGTTAGCTAATATACTTGATGAAGTAGACATTAAATTTAACTGTTTGATCGTGTCATCTTCAAGCGTTGTAGCAAGCGCATCAAACCTACCAGTTAAGGTGTTTAGCTCTGTCCCGTTATCACGTAGCAACGGTATTAGGTATCGTGATTCGCTAGCCATGCCCTCTAATGCAAAATTCATATCGCCAGCGGATTTCCCCGCCGCTTGCATCTGGTTTACCATCGCTTGCAATACATCTGGCGCGGATAAGTCTTTAAACGATCTAGCCGCTTCCTCTGCCTGTTCTTTGGTTAAGCCCATAACATCTGCAAAATCTTGGAAACCACCGCCGCCAGTAGCGAGGAAATCAGCAATTTTCTCATCAGTATCACCAAGTATCGAACCTAGTTGCTCTGTGCTAATACCAACAGTTTGAGCGGCGAACGCCATTGATTGAAACTTTGATGCTGATATTCCAGCCGCGTACGCTGACCGCTCTATTTCTATACTTGCGCTAGCCATTTCACTAACGAAACTAGAAACGCCACTGATTGAAAAACCGATAGCTATTGCAGAACTAATGGCGCTTGTTGCTTTATTTACGCTTTTACTTAGATTTTTATAGCTACGCTCCATGCCTTTAAGCTGTTTATCTGTCTGGTCTTGAGCTTTCTTTAATGCCTGGACGTATTGCGCGGTTGACGCATTAAGCGCAACGTTTACGCTTGATAATTGTTGAGCCATTGCGCCCCCATTAAGCGATTAGTTTTTTTAATTGACGGATAACGTAATAATCAGGATCGTCTAAATCACCCTCTATCTGAATTTCTTCTTTGATAGCGGTAATAAATGTTTTCAGGTTTGATTCACGCAGTTTATCTGGCATGTTTATTGTGGAATTTAAAATTTTACGGGCTTTACTAACTCTCTCGTCTTCTAAAAAATCAGGTACGCCAGGCTGTAAATATGGGAATAATTCCGTTGCTGGCTGGCCTTTTTTATAGACCTGGTG